CGCGATTTTCCTGGAGCGGGCTAGACACAGGATCATCCGTCAAACCTTTCTGCATCAAGGACACCACTATCGATATTCCTCCCAGAAGCCTCCCAGAAGCCTCCCTCGAAGAAGCACGAGGTCATGGTTTCGACAGTCTTCCTCGGTATGGATACGAACTGCCTTTTTGAGTCCATAATCTTTGGCACCTGGCTCGATCAGGATATGTGGCGAAGCTCAACGATGGAAGAGGCATTGGAGACCCACCAGTATCTTATTGATTTGGCATACGAGCATCTGGCCTACTTGCGGAAGCACCCGTCGTTGTTGAAGGACTGGGTCAGGCTGAAGAAGTTCTGGGAGTTGGCGCACAAGAGAGGCCAAGCGTGGGCATTGAAGCACGCGGATCGGATGCAGGAGGTGGACGCTCGACTGAAGAGGATACCGGGCGACGTGCATGTACCAACGGGTATCCTGCTCGATGATCTCTCGGCGATGGTTCTGCCGAAGAAGCCGAAGAGGAAGCCGAAGAGAAAGCCAATTCGATCTACCAGCCTGGTGCCGGCTGTTGAACAGTCGGTTTGCCCTCATTGTGACGAGCCGATACTGCCTGGGGACCTGGTGGCCCCTGTGATTGGTCCGAAAATGCACCATGAATGTGGTTTTCGCATGGTTGCGGGCAGCGTCGGACACCAGAAAGGTGAATGCTTGTGCCACGGCGTAGAGGATACAAGCGAACTGGGCATGACCAGAAGACAAGCGGCTCTGGCAGCAATTGAGTATTACTTAGAAAGCAGGGCGTCCACCCGGGAGATGGACGCCCTGCGGCCAGAGAACTTATCGGGTGACGATGCCTCTGGGTCGTCGCAAGAATCGGCGAATCCAGCCACGGACGTAGGTGATGCGCCGGCGACAGAATGAGTGCTTCATGGGCAATTCCCTCCTTGTGCTTTCAGATTAGCGGGCTTCTGATTGGTCTGAAAGCCATTTTCTGGTCATTTCTGACCTGATTCTCTCCTATTTCTAGGCATGGGGACGGCATAAACCCTACGATCGGTCAGTTTTGCTTGACAAATGGCTTCCTCCTGCGTAACGTCAAATAGAGACCTCGATGACACAGGGAGAAACAACATGAGAGCCATGCAGACCACAAAGAAGATTGTTGCCTACTACCGCCTCAGCCGGCCGAAGAAGGGAAAGAACATCGAGCAGACCATGGAGGATGCCTACGGGCTTGAGGATCAGAGGAGAGAAGTCCAGAGGATTGCGGAGCGCCTCGGTGCCACGATCGTTGGAGAGTTCAAGGAAATAGTCACCGGAACCAGGAAAAAGCCCAATAGGGCCCAGTTGAGGGCAGCGATTTCGCTCGCCAGGCTCCATAAGGCGGTCCTGGTGGTGGGAAAACAGGATCGTTTGGCTAGGAATCTGCATTTCATCACGGGTCTCATCGAATCCGGCGTCCAATTTGTGTGCGCCGATCGCCCCGATCAGAGTGTCTTTGAGATTCAGATTCGAGCGACCGTTGATGAGGAAGAGGCTCGCCGAATCTCGGATCGAACCAAGCGGGGGCTCCAGGTCGCCAAGGAACAAGGGGTCCTTCTTGGGTCTGCCCGGCCGGGACATTGGGACAACCGTGAGGATCGCCGGCTTTTGGGTGCCCAGAGGGGTGGCAAAGCGAGCGCCGAGGCCCGCCGGCAGAGGGCTTTGGAGGCATATAGCTTCGTGGTGGAGGTCATCCGGGAGATGAGAGGGGTGGGAATGTCATTCCCAGTGATCGCCGCGAAGCTAAACGACCTCGGGCACACGACCCAGTCGGGTACACCCTATCGCGCAAGCACCATTCATCGCCTGCTGCGTTTGTTCAACAATGCGGTCTAGGAGACCTACCCTGCCCCTCCGTGCGTTCCTGCGCAATTCTGGAGCGTCCTAGAGGCATGTTGAAGCCTATTTTCAGGGTAGCGCAAAAGAAGAGCCCTCCGCAGGCGGGGCAGGGACCTACGGAGGGCAGATGTGCGGGGGTTTGCCCCGCAGAAGTCACACCGTAGCAGAAGTCGTATCCGATTGCAAGCCCTATTTTGGAATTTTCTCCTGGGGCTTGTTTGTCCGAACGATAATGGCTTAGAATCGACCCAAGACGATGATTTAGGGGTTCCCACCCTTTGGAGGGGTTATGACTAAAGTACGAGAACGCTTCCCTCAGAAGCCAACCTTGCGGATCATAAAGGATCGAATCTATTGGGACGAAGACGAATGGGGCATTATCGCCAACCTGGTTGTCGAGATGAGGCGATCCTCGATAGAACCTATTGCTACCCTGGCTATCAGGGCGCAAGAGAGGCTCCCTCCCAACCGGCGACGTAAGCATCTGAATTCAACGACGCTTAAACCGCTTTTGAAACGGATTTTCCGTAGGGAAAAGGAACTCTTCGCGTTGGCTCAAGAGGCAGAACAGTTGCGAGCCAAGTTGTCCTTCTGTGAAGACCTGCCTAAACAGCGCCAGGAACTCATTGAGACCATGGATGATGACGCTGTGTTGACTCATTTTCTGCCTCGTGTGCTTCAGTTGGTAGCACCTGAAGACCTTCTTCACGTCTTCTCTGTGGATGTCCTTCTGGCAACGGTTCCCACATCTGACTTGGCGGCAGCGTGCGCAAAGCGGTTAGTCCAAGACCTGACACGACCCATTGTCATTTCACCACAAGGTCTGGGAGCAAAAGCAGCACCCCACCTGGCTGCTGATAATCGACAGCCAATGGGGAAATCCAATGGTTCGTGTCAGAAACGAAGAGTCTTGATTGTTGGCACACGAACCAGCGCTCAACAGAAGAAGATCAGTGATGGGGCTGGAGACTTGGTTCAATTAAGATTTCTCGAAGCGGCAGCACTGAGGAATCATGATTTCCCATCGGCTGTCGATCATGCCATCATTTGGGCACAAATGATAGGCGGTCAACAGATGGCCACCGTCAAGGCGGCATATCCACCACGAAAGATCATTGTCCATGTTGGTGGCGTGGAGCAAATGGTGGAAGTCATCAGTTCTTTAGCGTGCGCGGTACGATGATCGAATTCAAACAGGAAAATCTCTACATAGCCATGTGGTTCGTCGATCAACCCTCCATGGAGTATCGACGTAGGACCGGCGTTCCGAACATGAATTGGATCGCTTGCGTGTGGAAGCGACCAGATGGATGCTTGGAAGTTCGATTCCGCTTTGCGTATTGGGATAACCTGGAAATCTTGATAGATAAGAACTGGTATCGCGCGGAGATGTCGGCTCCGTTCAGCGTTGAAACAGTCATTTGTGGCATCGATGAAACCGCGAAATTGATTTCGGTGCGAAATGGTGGCAGCTTCTGGGAACGGGTGGATTTGGGTGTCTACGGGTCCGAGGCTATTAAGAAGATACAGAGTAGGGATTGGGCTAACATTCGGATGATTCCCACGGGCTAATTCCAGAAGAGTTCGATGGCCTTCTGGGTGCATCGACTTTCAAACTGAGCGCCAGTCTCGTTGACGCCGGCCGCGATCAGTTCAGGCCAGGTTTCCGGCCACTCTGCCAGTATTCGCCGACAGAGTTTTTCTCGGCCGGCATCATCAAGTAGGTGCATCTCTAGCACCCGATCGAGTCGCCCCGGTCGGGTCGAGGTTTTCTCGGCCGTGGGGATTCCCAGCGCCGCATCCACCTTGTCGAGTTGGTTGGTTGTGACGGCAAGCAGGATGCCTCCCGTGCGTTCCACTCCGTCAATGCAATTCAGCAGGCAATCGAAGGTCAAGTGACCGCCAGTGATGTTCGTCCTGCCGTCGAAGTTGGTGTCGATGTCCTCGATCAGGGCAACGCACGGGACCGCCATTTGCATTCGCTGCCAGGCTTTCTGTAGCTCATCGTCATAGAGTGTGGAAAGGTGGTAGACGAATATGGGCAGGTCCAGGTCCTCGGCGACGGCTCGAACCAGGGAGGTCTTCCCTGTACCTCCTGGTCCATAGAGCAGCCATCCACGTCGCCAGGGGATGCCTCGATCCTTGTACCAGTTCTCGCTGGTCTTCCATCGCTTGATTTCGTCAACCATCTTGTTGCCTTCTGGGCTTAGCGCAAGCTGATCGACGGCGTTCCCATGATTCAGGCGGCATACTCCAAGATCATCAGGCTCCCATTGGAGAATACGGTTCTGTAGCGAGGTCGTCGCCGTCAGTTGTCCGTTGGAGTCATTGCTCACGACGCAGCCGTCATCCTCTTTCCGGCCCATCTTTCCATCAGTGCCGAAGATGTGGCGGACGAAGTAGCGGCTTCTCGTTTGATTCTCTCCGGCCGCTTGGACGCTGTTGTATTCATTGGTGGCTTGAATCAGCAATTGATCCAGATTGAACGTACCTCGAAGGAAACTCATGGTCAGCCCGCCTTCAAAGCGTCTGTCCTTCATGACAATGTCGCTGCCTTCATAGGGTCCGCTTCGCTTCGTCCAGATGGGCCTCCATCCTCGCCAAAATAGTTTTCCTTTCTTACCGATGAATTCCATGGTGATTAGCTGGACCCTCTTCACGGGTCGGACGAAGATCGTCCATCCCACATAGTTGCGAATGCCAAATGGCGAACACTTGAAGTGCGTCCAGCAATACATGCTGAGTGCCTCTTCAAGGTCGCCTTGGACCTGGCATGTAACGATGACGTGACTCTTCATGTACGTCCAGAAACTCTTGACGTAACTCCAGCACATGCTGAATGTCCCCGTCATGGCGGCAGCGCCGGCGATGATCCAACCCCATTGGTTCATGATGCACCTTTACTTGCGTCGTGATCGGTGAAGTTCCTTCGTCATCTCCTCATCGAGGATGGCGAATCGCTCTTGCAGCGTTTTGTTTCGATGGTGCGCTGCTTTGAAGGCCATACACTCAGGAGATTGAGGATTCCTCGTTTCCAACAGAAGAGCGCGATAGAGTTCCGTGTCATCGCGCTTCTTGTGGGTATCGACGATGTAGGTGCCCTTGGGAATCTGGCCTGAACTGACCAGGTCGTTCAGGATCAAGGTGATGTTGTTGATGGGCCGTCCCATGTGAAGTCGTGCCCGCAGTCCTTCGAGGGGCGGAGTGATGGTTCCATCGACCTGGTATTCTGGGATCATCCCATTGGTCAGTCCGGCGGCATGGAGAAAGTCAAACTCCATGTGGTAGACCTGGGAAATGAATTCTTGAAGGTCCAGGTATTTGACCCGAAATGTCGGAATGGGGACCATTCTGAGCGTTGGTTTGTCGGCGATCTCAGCCATTTGGCACGTCCTCTTGAAAGAGAAAGGCGTCCGGGAGCAGCGCCGGCCGGGACAGGGACGTGATGTTGAAGAGTTCGTCTTCCAGGCGGACGCAGACGCCCTCGATGCTCGGGTTGTTCTGCATGATGTCCACGGCCTGGTTCACTTCCTTCCTGTCGATGAGCTTCCGATAGTCCGTGGGATTGAGCCGGGTGAATTCTCCCTTGCCTCTCTTGTAGAAGATGAAATACTGTCGCATCGGTTTTCTCCTGTAGGGGTGGGTGATTGTCCTCTATTTCATACAATGCCTGTCTTCTCGGAAGTGTCCTTTTGTCGCGTCGATTTCCAACGAAATTTCTGGGAGAAGGACCGGTTATTCCGTCTGGCGTCCATTGACGCGGCAAATGCAACTATTTTTCCAAAAATCCCTCAAAATTGGAACAATTTTTCCATTTCTGCGCTACTGTATTAGTAGAGGGAAAGAGAGGAGCACAAGGATGCGCGTGAAAGACCCAGCCGACCCCAGGCGGTGCAAATATACCTACAGTCACGAACAGTGTTGGAACCAGGCGGAATACGGTTCTGAGTATTGCGCCACCCATGGCGGAAAGGGCAAGGAAGAGGCAGAGAAAAAGCGCCTCTACCATTTGGCTGAGGTGGACAACCGACGCCGACTGGCCGAGTTGAGCGATCATGAGAGCGTCAAATCCCTCAGAGAGGAAATTGGCCTTCTCCGAATGCTCATCGAAAAACGTTTCAACATGATTCGCACAGAGGCTGATTACCAGAATTCCTGTGCTTCGCTGAACAGCATGTTTCTGACACTGGAGCGGCTCATAAAAAGTTGCCACTCCCTGGAGCAAAGTCTTGGCAATTTGCTGTCCAAGCAATCGGTTGCTCATCTCTGTCAGCAGATTTGCGAGATCATAATCGACGAACTGCAATACGTTGACGGGCATGAAGAGATCATTGATCGAATCGTGCAGCGTCTCTTCCCTGCGGTTCAGTCCGCTCAGAATACTGATGAGCCACTGAAGTTGGCTTTCAATTGAGGTGCTATGCTCCCGCGATGGTGTGCGTGTGGTAGACGTGTTGAGATTCTTGATGAAACGCGGTGCGAGGTCTGCTACTCTTTGGATCAACAACGATTCAATGGTCGTTCCCAGCGCGTTTCCTTGAATGCTCCTGGCGACCACCAAGGTGACAACAGGAAGGGAGCAACTTGTGAACGGACTCACGGACACGGCAGGCTTTGAGCCTGGCGACATTATTGCTTTCAGTGGCAACAGTCTGATTAGCGACTTAATCAACGTCGCAACCTACGCGATCCCCAGGTGGGGAATCAGCCACGTCGGCATCATGGGTGAGGCGTCTGATGGCCGGTTGCTGCTGTTCGAGTCCACAACGTTGGACAGTCTTCCTTGCGAAATTCTCGGAAGACCTTTTGACGGAACTCAAGCTCACGTTCTTGAGGACGTGATTCAAAGATACGAAGGACGCATTTGGCATTTTCCGCTTTGTCGATCGTTGTACGAGAATGAGCGGAAACGGCTGAATGAATTTCTTCTTGAGACCATCAGTGTGCCCTACGATCAGATGGGCGCATTTCGATCTGCGGGGGCAGGACTTTCCTGGATCGAGTCGCTATTCCGGGACCAGGACTTGAGTACGATCTTTTGCTCAGAGTGGTGCTGTGCGGCTCACGTAAATATCGGCATCTTTCGTACAGACAATGTGAGTCGTTGGAACCCCAATCGTTTCGTGAGGGCGGAACGAAAGCAGAATATCCTCCTCAAGCCCCGGAGACTCAAATGAGAATTCTGGCAGTCATCCTACTGTCACTGATTCTAACTGGTTGCGAGGTAAGGGTTGACTATGGCCAACCGAATATGGGCGGGTCCCAGGTTGCCTTGATCGAATACCCTACCGTCAATCTACCAGTGTCACTCAGAGAATGGAATTGGACCGGAGTGATGGATGAGGGGTCGTGCCCTCACGCGACGTTGGTTTCGCTGTTTCGCTGGCAAGGCCGTTATGCAACAGCCTACCATTGGCGGCACACCTACGGAGATGGTGACGTTGCTGATGCAACGTGGGATGCTCGGGACAATCTAGCGGATAAGTTGACTCGTGAGGGAATACGATACGCTTACACGACAGATGGCGACGTATCCTTTTTGGATTGGGCTTGCTCGACGCGCCGCGGATGCGGCGTGACGGTCATGGGCGGCAAGCACATGGTCGCTTTGGTTCACTTCGACAAGAAGTGGGCGGGGCTCATGGATAGCAATGACATCGATACGATCATCTGGGTTCCACGACAAATGTTCATTGCTGAATGGGAAAACTCGAATGGCTGGGCTGTGACGCCCGTGTACACTCCAGCACCTCCTTTACCTTATGAGGACACAAGATGATTCGCTATCTTTTGGCGAGCATTCTGGTGCTGGGATGTCTTGCACCAGTTTGGGCCAATGAGCCCGCGATGAAGGCTGATGCCGCCTACGGTGTTCGTTACACCGAGGAAAGGGTTATCAACCTTCCTCAAGATCAGTTCAAGCCATACCTGACTCTGTTCGGCGATCGACATGATCCAAAATTCAAGTCGATGGTCAAATGGTTTGACAAAAACAAAACGCTGACGGAATTGAGGGATCAGACACATTACAACGTGATCTATAGCGATACTCGGCTCTATCGTGATCGATACGCCGAGGCGGTTCCGATCCTGCCGTGCGTTACGCTTCAAAGCATTGCCGACAGAGAGCCTGTTGCTGAGTTCGCTGGATTGAACGTACCGATGACCGCTGATGCGTTGGCGAAGGGTCTCAATACAAGGGCAAAAGCCTCTCAGTGTTTCAAAGGCAGGCGACAGTCGGCTCCCGATGAGGACGAGGAAGATGTGGCTCCCTATGCAGTCGATCCTCCGCCACAACCCCTCTCAGCAGAGCCTTCCGTCAAGAGACTGTCAGGATCGATTATCCTGTTGATCCTGGCGATAGTGGGTGGCGTGCTCGGTGCCGTCAAACACTTTAGTGATGAATATCGCGGGCGATAACGTTTGGAAATCATTCTTGGAGAAGAACAATGAATCTCGTTTTGACTGTTCCTACTATTCTGTTGTGCATTTGTGTTCCGTTGCTGGGCTATATGCTCACGAAGCGTATCTTCCAACGCGACACCGATCGTGAAAATCGGCGTCGGGCTGCTGCGAAGATGGCCGCAAGCCTGCAAGTTGCGGGCTTGAAGAAGGTGCCTGATTTTCTGCTTGATTACAGCGTGGGCGATTATTCGGGCATGGCCAATAAGATGCGGACGCTCGCGGAGTTGTTCATGTCTGGCGAAGACCCCGTGTTGGCCGAAGTTGAAACTGTCTTCCTCAATATGCTGACGGCGAAACTCAAGACCGAGGAAGGGCGCGCCTTTGTTGCTGCCCGACTTGCCGAGGTTACCAAGGCGGTGGAAGCCGTGACGGCAATCTGAAACAAGCTGGTTCCTCTTCTCCTGGCGACGTGACTTCTTGTCACATTCTTTTGGTTCTCGTGCGTTCGCCATCGTCAACCAGCATTCCGGGATGGAACAATCGCAGGATTGTTCCATCCCTTTCTTGGACATGTATTTGAAAAGGAATTCTAATGGCTGTCCGCAATAAGCGACGTTGCCGAAACTGTCCAACCGGCACACCTATCGAGAAACCAAAAGACCAGGTTGTGCTCCAAATCACTGAGAGTACCGAAGCGACACGGTTGTGGTCTGCGACTTGTCTTGCTCTCAATGCTCACGTTGGCATTCTTGAACAGTATGTGTTGCTGCAAATGAAGGGAATGCCAGTGTCGTCCATTCAGGCTTTAGTCAAGAGACTGCAAGCCGTTGTTCAAACCAATGAGGTATCCAATGATAATCAATCTGCCGAGAACCACCAGTCCGTTAGTGAAAGTGATCGCGTCAACAGCGACGTGGAAGACACAAATGCTGATGGACAACTCCCATCAGAAGTGCGTCCTTCCGATTCCCGAGGGAATCGACGAAGACGAGGTAACGGTGGAAATTCAGTTCTGCAATGGCAGGGGAAATCAGATCGAGGCAGGGACTATTCTTCGGAAGGGCAATCCCAAGCCAGTGAAGACTGATATTGAGGTGAAGGATGAGAATGCGAAGAAGAAAAAGGCGCGTAAGCCTGATTCTGAACCCACTCCTGAACCCACTCCTGAACCCACTCCTGAACCCACTCCTGAACCTGTAGTGGAACCACCTGCCGTGTTTATCCCAACTTTTGTGGTTCCTCCAGTTGCTCCGGCATCCGAACCGTCTTCTCCTGAGCCTGCCAAGCAGACTCGCTACCGTTACTCAATGTAGTCTTTTCTATGGTTAGCAATGACATTCTGTTTGATCCGCTCGCGCAGATCGCGGACGGCCTGAAGAATCGCACGCTAACCTCCTGCTATCGTTGGGCCACCTGTAGGAGAATCATGGGTGGGGACTTTTCCGGCCCCTACTCGGATACCTACTATCCGTGGGTGGAGGAGATGCACAATTCATGGGCCCCGTTCAACTGGGCCATGAAGGGCGCACAGCTAGGCGTCACCGAAGTGGGCATCAATCGAGCCTTGTACACGATTGATAAGCTCAAACGAGATGTGATGTACGTTCTTCCTACAACGAAGAACGCCAGCAAGTTTTCCAAGGGTCGCTTCGGTCCCGCACTCGCGTTGAGTCCTTATCTCAAAGCGTTGTTCACAGACACGAATTCCGTTGACTTGAAGCAAGCCGGAACCAATTGTCTGTATATCACCGGGTCCCGGGGCGACAGCAACCTGAAATCTACCCCTGTTTCAGAACTCATCCTCGACGAGGTGGATGAGATGGATCAGAAGGCGATCTGGCTTGCGATGACTCGTCTTCAGGGTCACATTGAGAAACACGTCTGGGGCATTTCGACTCCAACCGTCCATAACCACGGAATTCACAAACTCTTTACAACCAGCACGCAAGAGCATTTCGTATTCAAGTGTCCGGGTTGCGGCAAGCATATCTTCTTGACGTGGCCGGACAACATCGAGATCGTTGGTGAAACGGTAACTGATCCACGCTGCGTCGAGTCCTACCTTAAATGTCATCTGTGCGGGAAGCGGCTCGAACACCAGGATAAACCGAGTTGGCTGGCGGAGGCGGAATGGGCGGCGATGAACCCCAATGGAAACCCCGATCATCGTGGTTTCCATATCTCGCAACTCTACTCGTTCACGATGACTCCTGGCGAATTGGTCGTCTGCTACTTTCGAGGGTTTGGCGACGAGCTTGCCGCGAAGGAATTTCACAATTCACAATTAGGTCTCCCCTATGTCAGTGACGGCGCACAGGTCACTCAGGACATGGTGGAGACTTCGATCGAGACGCACAGTAAGAATGATCCTCGCCCTTTGTTTGCGAATGACCAGATTATCACACTTGGCGTAGACGTTGGTGATTGGAGCTATTATGAGGTCTGTCAATGGAAGCTAGACGGCTTCACGACGGACATCAATGTGAATGCCTTTGCAAAGGTCCTCGCCGAGGGCAAGTTCTGGCGTGACGATTTCGATTCCTTCTTGAATCAACTCATGCGGGAGTGGCAGGTTCTGACCTGCGTGATCGACGCTGATCCTTGGATTCTCGATGCGCGTCGGTTTGCCAGACGATTTCCTGGCCACGTTTATCTTTGCAGATATCGTCGTGGTGTCACAGCCAAGGAGATTTCCATCGCTGATGACGGTGACGACGCACCGGTGATTACCGTAGATCGTTCCAACTGGTTGAGCGCTGCTTTAGGACGTTACAAAACAAATCCCCCACGAATAGCACTTCCTCATGACGTGTCTCTTGAGTACCGAGAGCACATGACGAATCTTGTCGGAACTTACGAGCGGGATGAGTTTGGCAACCCAATTTATGTTTTCAAGGAATTGGGTCCAGACCATTTTGCTCATGCTCGGGCTTACGCGGAGATCGCTCTCCCGTTAGTTGCGATGCAAGTGACGGACAAAGACGTGAAGTCTTTCCTTTGAGAGGTTGGAATGAGTCTCCCGCAGTATCGTGTGATTGACAGTCGGCATCCTAATTTCATGTCCAACGTGCAGGACTGGGAGAAGTGGCGCTTGACTTATCGCGGTGGCGAGGAGTTCCGCGACAAGTATCTTGAGCGTTTCACGAATCGTGAGGATGCGATTGATTTTGAAGCTCGCAAACGACTGACCCCGGTTCCCAGCTTTGCCAAAGCCGCGATCAATCGAATTCGGAATTCCATTTTTCAGCGTATGCACGACATCACGCGCCGCGATGGCAGCAAAGCCTATCAACGTGCGATCGCTGGTTTGGATCAAGGCGTCGATCGCCGGGGAAGCACGATGAATGCCTTCCTGGGCATCAAATGCCTAACGGAAGCCCTGGTCATGGGCCGTGTCGGAGTGTTCGTGGACAACTCGGTTGTTCCAGGTGGAACAATCGCCGAAGTTGGCGATGCACGGCCGTATCTGTATCCCTACCAGGTTGAGGACATCCTGAGTTGGTCATGCACCAAACCGGATGATCCTAGCGAATTTCAGGCGTTGCTCCTTCGTGATACCTGCATGGAATACGATCAGGCGACAACGCTTCCACTCCAAACGTATCAACGTTTCCGTCTTCTGTGGATCGACGAGGTGACCGGGTTGGTCAACCTTCAGTTCTATTCGATGGAGGGTGATCCGATTGATCGTAATGGTGTTCCTGGCGGACCCATTACTCTTGAGTTGAACCGAATCCCCTTTGTTTATATTGATCTCGGGGACTCTCTCCTAAAGGACATTTGCAATCATCAGATTGCCTTGCTCAACTTGATTTCGAGCGATGTCAATTTTGCGTTGAAGGCCAATTTTCCGTTCTATATCGAGCAGCGCGACATGCGGGCGGTGGCAAGCCACCTCAAGCAAGCCGCGAACCCGGACGGAACTGCGACTGCGGGTGGCCAGGGCGCACATGACAACGAAATCATGATCGGGGCGACTCGTGGACGAGCCTACGACATTAAGGCCGCCGCCCCAGCGTTTATCAACCCTTCTCCCGATCCGCTTAGGGCGTCGATGGACCTTAGAGAAGAGATTGCTCAAGAGATCACACGTCTCATCAATCTCGGCGTCGAAGGTCTTGCCGCGAAGGCGACCGGACAAGGGATGTCTATTGACGTTCAAGGTCTGGAAGCAGGCTTGAGTTACATTGGATTGGTCCTTGAGAGCGCAGAAAGAAAACTAGCGGAATACTGGGCGGCTTATGAAGACCGAGTAATCAGCAAAAGAAAGATTGCAACCGTCAAGTATCCTGACCGCTATTCGTTGAAAACGGATGTAGACAGGATCGAGGAAGCCACTCGGCTCTCGAAGTTGATGAGCAGCATTCCGGGCCAGACCAGTAAGCGGGAAATTTGCAAGAATATCACGCAGGCTCTGTTGGGCGGCAAGGTCAATGTGGAAACGATCTCGAAAATCTTTCTTGAGATTGACCAGGCTGATTACACAACTAGTGATCCAGAGACTATTCTGGCGGCTGTGGAGGCTGGCCTCTGTGGCGAACAGACCGGCTCAATGGCTCTTGGGTTCAGTTCTGAAGAGTATATTCAGGCTAGGAAGGATCATGCGGAACGTGCTGCCCGTGTTGCTCAAGCTCAGGCTAGTGTCAAAGGGTCGCAGAATAGCATGGGCGGAGACCCAGCAGCTAGGGGTGTTCCTGATCTGTCAGAGAACCCAGCGAACGCTGCAAGTGAAGAAAAGAAACAAGGCCGGGATCGAACGCTTCACGATAGTAAACGTCGTCGCGTTCGTGGTAAAGGCATCAAAAATCAAGGAACGAACTGATGGATATTCATCAAGATACAGTTGACGACTTCTACACCGGCCACGGTGGTGCTGATGCCGTTGCGAAGCCAATTGTTGCCTCCAATATGGCAAGGAAAGCCTACAAGTATATTCGCGTGCGAGCGACTGACGGCAATACGATAGGCATCTACGTGGGACCATCGACGGTAACGACAAGTACCGGCTACCTTTTGTATGAAACGAACGAGGTGGAGATTCCAATTGAGGACCCTTCTGGTGTTTACGTCGTGGCCACTCCGGCTGGAAATAGTTCCCAAGTCGTGACGGTCGCCGGAAGCGCCGGCGATACATTTACGCTGACCTTTGATGGCCAGACTACTACTGCGATCGCCTACGATGCGGCTGCATCGGCGGTGGATGCGGCTCTGGAAGCCTTGAGTACCATAGGGACAGATAATGTTGCCGTGACGGGCGACCCGGGCGGTCCATTCACGGTTGAGTTTACAGGTGATTTTGCGAAAACGGATGTTTCGCTCATGACGGGCGTTGGGAGCGATGCAGGATGTACAGTGTCCATTGTGAAGACCGATGCAAGTGCGGGAAGTCTGTACTCGTGGATGTCTGTGTAAACGGTTGTGTGGAAAACGATAATAGGAGAATGTAAATGCCTATCGTTGATGCTGCGTACCCAACAACGGTTTGGGACGGAACTACTGAGAATTCTTGGCGGGAGGATCGACTTTCGACTCTCGACCCGAATTCGCAGGATTGGGACAAGATTGCGGCCGAAGTGATTGCTGTCGAAGGGGCTCTCGGTGCCGCCTATGGTAATCCACCGGCTGGCGCTGCTGCTGGCACTGGAGTGACGGCTGCGGAGGCTGCTGGTGCGATTCATCAGACGGTTCTTACCGTGTCGGCGTTGTCGGTGACGATGACGGATGCCACAACGGCTGGTTCTCATGGTAGCCAGAAAATCTACGATTTTCCCGCTGGTCTGATTCAGGTCCTCGGTTGTACCACGGACCTGGCCATCGCGCGAGTTGGAACGGCCATTGGTGCGACGGCTGCGGTTGTTGGTTCGGTTGGAACTGCCACTGTTGGCACAGATAATGCCACTCTGACTGGCACCGAAGCTGACATCTTGCCGAGCACTGCTGCGACTTTGACGGCTGGCGCGGGCGCTCTGGATGGCCAGTCTACCGCGACTGAAATGGCTGCTGGGGTCTGGGATGGCACGGCTACCGCAAAGGATGCTTACCTTAACTTGGCTGTTCCCGATGCTGATTCGACCGGGGACGATGCTTTGACGGTCAACGGAACCATCACGTTCACTTGGATCAATCACGGCGACAACTGACCATAGCGTCGGAGTTCTTTCATGGCTATCAGTACCTCTTACTATGGCGATCTCAGCGAAGCAAACGCCTATTTTGCTATGCGGCTGCACGAAACCGCTTGGACTGATGCGGCCGTGGAAGATCGTCCGAAAGCGCTTTGGGCGGCAACGCAGATTATAGACACCTTGAATTTCAAGGGCTACAAAGCCCCGGTCTATACTCTGTTGCAGACCTACAATTTGACGGACATTCCTTCGGCTTACGGCAGCTATGATTCTCCTACACGAGAGGAAATCATGGCTGCCGAAGCATCTCAGGAACTGGAATTTCCTAGAGGGGCAGATACTGAAGTTCCTGAAGCCATTCGTCGTGCGTGTTACGAGATAGCCCATTGCCTTTTGGATGGCAAGGACCCTGAAATCGAGCTTGAGAATCTCGGGATCGTGAGTCAGGGCTATTCTTCGGTACGCACTACATTTAGTCGCACCCATGTTCCTGTAGAGCATATCGTGAATGGCGTGCCATCAGCTTTGGCATGGCGACTTGTCATCCCTTTTCTCCGGGATGATGATGCAATTCGCATCAGCAGGGTGTGTTAGACCTTGCATGCTTCTACCGGCTGGCGAAACCCGCGCCAGATAGACCGGGCACAATCGGGGTCCGTAAGGAAAACCATGTTTGATTCTATGTACAGACCGTGTGTTCTCTTTCCTTGTTATGACAATGAAACAGACAATCCACCTATTGCACCTGCCGTTCCTGATCCTCCAAAGGATGAGGACCCGGTGAGGGTTCCAGACGGGTTCAACCCCGAGCAGCAGAAGAAATTCAATGACGCAATCGCTGCGGAACGGCGCAAGCAGGAAACGCGGTACCAACGTGAGTTGGAAAAGACTGAGGCGACCTACAAGGAATTGCTCTCCACGAGCAACAGCCTGACTGAAAAGGAGCGAAAGGTTCTTCAAGAGAACCTAGATGCCATTCAGGGTCAGCTTCGGAGCCGGGAGCTTCAATCGGCCCAGGAAAAGAAAGAACTCGAAGCGACTTTCCGAGAAAAACTTACTGCTGCGGAAAAGCGTGCTGAGGCGGCTGAGTCAAGATGGCGTGATTCAACAATCGTTCGAGCGTTGAATGATGCAGCCATCGAGCACGAAGCCTGGGATGCTTCTCAAGTTGTCACTCTGTTGAAAGGCAAGACAAGACTTGTCGAGCAGATTGATGACAAGACAGGAAAAGGCAGCGGTGAGTTCAAAGTCGTGGTTGATTTCCCGGATAAGGACGAGACCACGGGACAAGACATCATGACCACTAAGACACCAGTTGAGGCAGTCAAGCGTATGACGGAGGTCCAAGCGTCACAGAATCTCTTCCGCAAGAATGTCGTATCGGGTGTTGGTGGCAATTCGGCTATCGGTGGCCTTACACCGGGTTCTAACGGCAAGATTGATCCGCGTAATCTCACGCCGGATCAGTATCTAAAGATTCGAGCAGAACACCCTGAGTTGCTCGGTCTTAGGGCTAAAGGTCGTCGTTAAGCGGTCAGGGGTTGTATGAAACACGTTCAACAATGATTTGTCCAACGGAGACAACCCAATGAGTCTTGTGTATCTGTCGGTAGCCGTTTTTCCGTGCTACGCCAACGACAATGATGCTTACGTCCCGGAAATGTGGGCCAACGAAGGTCTTGCCATTCTCGAAGAGAATATGGTGATGGCTCGTATGGTCTACCGTGATTTCGAGAATGAGGTTCGGAATTACGGCGATGTGGTCAACACACGTCGGCCGGGAACCTTCGCCATTCGCCGAAAGGTTGATGGCGACACCCTGGTTCAGCAAGATGCGAATGCGACTAATGTTCGCGTTCCGCTGGATCAGTGGTTCTACAACAGCTTCACCATCAAGGATGGCGAAGCGAGTCTGTCCTTCCAGGACCTGGTGGATATCTACCTGGTTCCCGGTATGCAGACGATCGCCCGCTCTGTGGATCGAGCCATTATCGGCCGTATTCACGAGTACCTCACGGGCAGCGCCAACCGGGCTGGCAAGCTCGGTGGTCTGACAAGCTCCAACAGCCATGAGTATGTGCTCGAAGCTCGGCAGATTCTCAACACGAACAAGGCCCCGATGCAAGGTCGGAATTTGGTTCTGTCGCCCGCGAGCGAAACCTCGCTGCTTCAGAACACGATGTTCATCAAGGCCAATGAGCGTGGTGACGGCGGAAACGCACTGGAGAATGCGACTCTTGGTCGGATTCTTGGTTTCGGCACAGTTCTGGATCAGAACGTCAACTGCATCACGAGCGGCGCTGACACGGTAACTGGCACCATTACGAACGCGGCTGCGGCTGGCGCAAGTGGGTCCCAGGCTTGTACCGTTACGTCGTATGAGTGCAATGTTGGTGAGTTCGCCACGGTTGTGGGCAATGCCCAACCGACGTATCTCACGGCTGTTACCGCCAGTACGAACACGACTGCGGTCACAATGCACGAAGCCAACAAGTACGCTACTGACGCTCTTGCGGTCCTCACGGTGTACAAGGCGTGCAACGTCACGGCGGACTACGCCGCGAATTACACGAAGGGAATCGTGCTGAGTGGCTACACGACTGGCGCTCCTGTTCAGGTTGGTCAGTTGCTGGCCTTTGGGACAGGCTCCAATCGTCGGACCTATACGGTCATTGAGTCCGAAGAGAACGACGCTGGCACCCAATGCACGGTCTACCTTGATCGTCCGTTGGAGATCGCCATCGACGGGACTCCCAGCGCGGCCTTAGCCTTCCCGGGCCCCTATGGTTCGTTCAACTGGGCGTTCCATCGTGAGGCTATCGCCTTGGTCAGCCGACCTCTGGCAATGCCGAACAACGCGCTCGGCGTTCTCACCAAGGTTGGCGTTCACAACGACGTGTCGATGAGAGTGTCGATGCAGTATGACATCAACGCGGGTGGGACAGTGGTCAACCTTGACCTGCTCTGCGGTGTTGCGATGCTGGATTCCAATCTCTGTGTGCCGCTGCTTGGCTAAGCATCTTTCGTCCCACTCGCCCTATTCCCATAGGGCGAGTGGGGCTTTCTTCAGCTTAGTGAAAGGACGTGTGGATGCCTATTCTTTTTGCTTCTGGAGAGTTTGCTGACGCAATTTCGCTCATCAAACAATTCGGACCTTTCTTTCTAGCAGTTGTCTTTTTTCTGTGGCGTGACTGGAGACGTGAAGATCGTTTGTCAGACCGACTCGATGAGTTGGAAAACGAACAACGTGAAGTCATTTTGCCTCTCGTCAAGGATTGTTCAGCCGTGATCGCAAAGAACACCTCTGTTATGGAGCGATTGGAACGGCGTCTTGAGTGCTAGGGTTCTGTCATGCGTTCACCGGTCAACCGCAATCTCAACCAACGAATCCGACAAGCACTCTATCAGATGAAGAAGGATTACGGGGCTCCCATTGACATCTATAAATTGGTGTCGAGCACTACTGATCCTCGTACTGGAATCCACACCGCCGTCAAGACTGTGACGCATGTTCGGCGCGCTGTGGTTCTACCTTCCAAAGTGGACCGTGTTGCACAACAGACGATCTCGGTCATTTCTGCAAATAAGGAGTTTGTGACGGGTGGCACCTATGATTCCAATCAACGTGATTTCATCATTGATCGCCGTGACGTGCCTTCTCTTCCAGAACTGACCGCTGACGACTGGATCGTTTACAACAATCGCAAATATCAGGTGAAGTCCGTCGAGCTATTCGAGGTGGATGCTGGCTGGATCATTGTAGGCAGAGAGCTTGTCGGTGAAGTGCCTGAACAGATATTCGAGCTAAAGGCAGAATCGACCTTGACGCTCACTGACTCCGTCACGTTGACGTAGGAGCAATCATGGCTGCTGATCCCAACTGGGCACGGTGGATATTTCATTCTGTCGCCTACTATCTAAAGGACGTGGCTGAGGACGCTTCCCTTCCCGTAATTGTCGAGGGATTCGATCAACGCACAGCGACCTTCGAGCGTGCGTCAGATCATGCGGAAATCCGTATTACTGGGCCTTTCGATCAGGAACTCTCGAAAGGCTACCATCGCATCTATGTTGACGCTAACGTCTTGCTTACGAGCCGCTATGACGGAGCGGGCAAGAATGCCGCGACATGGTTGACGTATGTAGGTCTTTTTCATGAGGCGATGTCTGGCGCAATTCCAGTGTGGAATTACGGCAACGAACCCGGCGATTACGTCTCCTCAACCCCAAGTACCCAGGTATTCCTGGGCTGCTTGCTTCCAAAACCGGGGAACAACAACAGTATTCGAGTCTTGCACTTTGGCCAACTAGACAAGGTTGACAAGATCAAACAGACCGCCGTGGATGCACGGTATGTCCTCTACCTCAACGAAGAATAGGAGATACGCATGGCGCGCATTGAACTTCGTGACGCCGTCATCAAGATTAAGGATGGTCTTGCCGGGACGGCGGCCGTAAATGATTCCAGTATTGTTACTGGGGACACCACTCTTACCATCAACACCACTGTTCTGAACACTGACGACACTGACCTCGTCCCCCTTGGCGCACGATTCACCATTGCAGGTGAAAGTGGGACGCCAACTCACACTGTTACGGCCAGGACTCCCGCGTCTACGTCGCCGACAACGGACATTACGTTTACTCCCGGCATTGCTTCCGGCGTGGTCACCACGGCTGTCATTACCTTTGCTCCCTGTGAAGTGGAGATCAAGGTTGGAGACGGCGATGTGACGTATACGGAAAACAGCGAGTACAACTACGATCTTGATCGTGGTGATCTGGACACGGTTCGTGAAGGCGACCAGGTCCCCATGGATGTGAACTTCGATCTCGTTTACGAGCACATCACCACGGGCACCAGTGAAACTATCTCTCCGATGGACGCTCTCAAGCGTAAAGGGTCGGCTGCGGATTGGGTCTCTGCTGCAACCGATAAGTGCGAGCCTTACGCTGTGGACATCGAAGTGATTCACACTCCGCCTTGCGGCACTTCTGACACAGAGACGACGACCTTCCCCGATTTTCGCAGCGAGAGTCGGGAAGTGAGTTTCTCGGATTCCGTCATTTCTATTTCGGGTCGGTGTAACGCCACAGAACCCATTGTTACCCGTAGCTGATAAGGAAGAAAGAAATGGCTAGAATCGAACTGAGGGATTGTACCATCAAGATCAAAGATGGTCTTGCTGGTACTGCTCTCGTCAATCAACCCACCACTGCGCCTGTCGAGGACGATACAACTGTCACGATCGATGCGGTGGCACTTAATTCCACGGATACCGATCTGGTACCCGTAGGGGCCCGCTTCACGATCGCAGGGGAGACTGCTGCTACCACGGTTCATGTGGTCACCGCTCGGACTCCCGCTTCTGCGAGCCCAACAACGGATATCACCTTCACACCAGCGCTTGGGGCTGGCACCTATACGAGTGCTGGCGTCAATGAGCAACAAACGGTGGCGATCGATTCCGCAGTGAGCGGTGGCACGTTTACCTTGGCGTTCGGCGCGAATACCACGACCGATCAAGCGTACAATGTGGCTGCTGAGGACTTGGAGGATGCTCTGGAGGCGCTTGCCTCGATCGGAGTCGGCCAGGCCAGCGTCACCGGCACCGCTCCGACATGGGTCGTCGAATTCATCGGAACTCTTGCCGAGCAGGATGTTGCAATGCTCGTCGGTGACGGTACTGATCTGACAGGTGGGAGCACAGTCGTCATAGTGACTGAGACCGTCAAGGGTGTGCATGATAATGCCAAGACGTTGACGTTCACTTCCCAGGAAGTGGAGATCAAGGTCGGAGACGGTGATGTGACCTACACGGAGAATTCTGAGTACAACTACGATCTCGATCGTGGCGACTTGGATACCGTCCGGGAAGGCGACCAGGTTCCAATGGATGTCAATTTTGACATCATCTATGAACACATCACTACGGGCACAGGAGAAACGATTTCTCCGATGGATGCCCTGAAACGGAAAGGTTCTGCTGTTGAGTGGGTTTCTGCCGCAACAGACAAGTGCGAACCTTACGCCGTGGACATTGAGATCAGTCATGATCCTCCGTGTGGAACTTCTCAGACAGAGACAACGACCTTCCCTGATTTTCGTAGTGAGAGTCGGGAGGTGAGTTTCTCTGATTCTACGATTGCTGTCTCGGGTCGGTGTAACGCCATCGAGCCAATCGTTCAAAGAACGTCGTGATTCAACGCCGGGCTTTCCGGCCCGGCTTCTTTTTTAGAGGGAGTATGTTTATGAAGATTGCTGGTATTGATCCCAAGACGTTGTCTCCAGAGTATACCCTTGTCCTCCCACGAGGCGAGTCGTTTATTGCGTTCAAAGCGCGCGGTATCGTTGATTTCGATGACTTCAACAAATTCGTCCCGGAACCGGTCCCGCCAAAGAAGATGACAAGGGAAGGTGTGGTTGCGGACATCAACAACCCGAACTATCAGAAAGACATGGAAGCCTTCGCGCGAAGGCGGTTGGCTTACATGGTGGTTAAGTCTCTTGAACCATCTGAGATTGAGTGGGATAAGGTTGATCCCAAAGACCCTGGGACTTGGACCAATTGGGAAGAGGATTTCAAGGCCGCGCAATTCAACCAGGTTGAGATCGGCAGAATTACTGGTCTCGTCTTGGAGGCAAATTGCCTCGATGAAGCCAAACTGAAGCAGGCGCGAGAGGTTTTTCTACGTGGTCCTCAGTTGGAGTTGCTCGGTTCAAATGGCCCGAGCACCGAACAGGCGAGTACGCCGTCTGGCGAGCCTGTCAGCGCCTAGGAATTCTTCCTCCGGGCGTCAAGCCCAACTGGGATGATAACGGTGCCTATTCCCAGGCGCTTATCATTGCCTTCGATCAACTTTGCGACCATGACGAAAGCGAGCAGGATGCTCATCTAGCTGGGGCAGGGATGCCCCTTGGGTCGCTCAAGAAACATCGTAAATAGGGCTGAGGACGTGAAATTCAAGGGAACTCTTCGGGCACCTAGAATCAGAACGAGAGCCTACCAGAAGGTTCTCCATGATTATCTGGCGGGTCTAATCGCGGAAGCTGGTTGGAATTGGCTTGGCGCAGTAATGCCTCATGTGCCTGTCTGGAGCGGGGCATCAGCGGCGACTTTCATGCCTCTTGCGGCAGAATTGGGTCATCAGTTGACCATTCAACCTCTGCTGTATTCGAGAGGTAGTCGCGTTAATCTCGGGCTGGAGAACTCAGACGCTGAAGTGCTTGTGGCAGATGATGGCAGCAAAGCGACCTTCACCTACTACACGACTTTGGCTCATCTCATCTGGAACGAATATCACAACGCGAACATTGATCCTGATCCGACTAAGTGGCCACCACCTGCCGAACTTATCGAACCGGGTCCTTATCATTTTCAAGAATTCGGCCGTCAGGCATTCGAGACGTTCTCTCAGAATGTGTCTTTGCCTAATCCATTCGACTACGTGACTGTCAAAGAATATCGGGTGAGATGATGCCTGGAGAGATTACCCAGACACTAGGATTCGACGCCGGCAATGCACTGGATGTATTGCGCCAGCTTGACACAGTGCTGGGTAATGTTGCGCGCGGTCTGAAGGAAACGGCAGGGTCTGCGCGAGATTTCAATTCGGCTGCAAAGACGACATCCAATCGGTTTTCCAGCATCACGAAGAGCGCTGGTAACGCCGCCGATGCTGTTGCTAAGTATGCCGTGGCTGCGACAGCGGTCGCTAAGTCGCCATTACCAGAGACCCCAGCGAACATTCAGACGTTGATTTCAACGTTGAACGCGGTTCAGCAGAGCCTGAGTGGTATTGCTGGCTCGGCTTCGACTGCCCAGCAGGCAATGAACAAGTTCAGCAGTTTCGCAGTGAACACGTTGAACAAGACGAAGAAGGCGTCTGATCGACTGAGCGTCAGCTTCCAGACGATGGTTCGGGTTGTGACGACCCAACTTATCGTTCGTGCGATGTCGGCGCTTCGTAGCGCGATGGAGGAATCGCTAACGTCTGCGATCGGGTTTGAGACCCAGTTGGCGGAAATCCAAACGATTGGTGGTCCGGCGGTGGGCACGATCGATGACCTTGCCCAAAAGATGCGCGCGGTCAGTGAGGAATTCAATAAGCCAATCGAGGACGTGGCGGCGGGCTACTATGAAATTCTGTCCAACCAAATTGGCAATGCGGCGGAATCTCAACTGGTGTTGGTTGAGTCTGCACGACTCGCTACTGGGGCTGTATCGTCCCTGGCGGATGCCGCGAATGCACTTTCCAGTGTCATCAACAGCTATGGACTTAGCGCTGCGGACGCAGCGGACATCAGTGGCAAATTGTTTGAGGCGGTCAATCTCGGTCGTTTCCGTCTGTCGGAAATCGCCAATACGATCGGTCGTGTCACCACGCTCGGGTCTGAGATGGGCGTCAGTTTCAATGAGATACTGGCTTCCCTCTCTATTCTGACCATCAACGGTATCAAAGCCGACGAAGCGATGACGCTCCTGTCCAACTCGATGCGCGGACTTCTCAAGCCTACCAAGGCGATGAAGGCTGCTTACCATGAGCTTGGCGTGGCGAACGCCGAAGTGGGCGTGGCCACGTATGGTTTCCAGGGATTCCTGGAGAGACTGCGGGCAACGACCAATGGTACCGCTTCTGAGATTGCTCAGTTGACGGAAAACATCCGTGTGGGACGAGGTGTGTTTGGTTTGACGGGTCAAGCCGCAGAGGATTATGCCTCTACACTTGAGAAGATTCGTGGGGCCGGTGGTGCAACTTCCGAAGCGAAGGCCAAACTCGTTTTGGAGACCAATGCCCAGCAAGTGCAGAAAGAGTTGACGAAGCTCAGAAACTTCTTCATTATGGATTTTGGGATGGAAGCTCTCAAGGTCCTAGCGGAGTTGTTTCGGACCTTTGGTGGCCTTGTCAATATGGTCAAGGCGCTTCGTGATAGCCTGCTGTTCTGGGGCAAGACGGTTGCTATCATCAAGGCTGGAGTATTGGCGTGGCAAGCAATGTCCTGGGCGCTCAACACGACCAAGACGGCTATGTACGCGCTGGGGGTGGCTACTCGTGTCACAGCCTCGGCCATGATGACGATTCCTGGTTTCATCTTTCTTGTTGGTGCCACGGCGGCCATTGTCGCCCTGATGAACAAGATGAAGGAGGCAGAGAAAGGCGTCAATGACTTTACCAGGTCACTGCGGGAAGGTCTTCAGGAGGAATATGATTTTCAGGAGCAAAAGAACGATGCGGAGGTCCGCGTAGCACTCATTGCATCCAAGAAAATCCGCGATGAACGAACGAAGATGGTTGACAAGGCTTACAGCCAACAACTGCGTCTGGTAGCTGATCTTCAGAAGCTCTGGGAGGAAGACCGCGACAATGCGTTGGATGCTCAACAGGATGTATTGACGGGGCTCAAGGGGCAACTCACTGAACGACTCTCTCTGATTAGCCAACTCATCAATAAGCTGGAACAGGCTTACGAGAAGTCCAATGAGACAATCCAGCGAAATAACGACGAGATAGCCAATCTTCGTCTACAAAACGAGGAACGCTATGTCGATCGTCAGCTTGGAAGACTGAAAGAAGTCGAGCAGGCGGAACTTCAATTGCGCCGTGCTAGACTCTTGTCTAGTAGAGCCAGCGTGGCCGCAAACGGCGACGATTTCAAAACGGCTGAGGAGTTACTCAAGACATCCGATCAAAGAGCAGTGGCTGCCCTGGAGATCGGTGAATCTCAACTCAAGGCTGCAAAGAATTCCAAGGAGCAGGCAGCGGCGCTTTCCATTATTCAGAACGCCGAAACTGAAGTCAACGCGATTCTTCAGCAACGCATATCTCTTAGAGAGCAAGAAAACCAAGTCGCCAAGGAAATGGCGGCAGCGGCTCAAAGAGAAATCGCGTCCAGACGCCAGCAGCTTCGAGAAGCCAAACTTCTCATCAAGGAGATAGAGAAGTTTGAGGTCATCAGTAAGAAGGGTGATGTCAGCTTTGAGACTCGGGAACAAGCCAAGGCGGCGATTGGCCCGTTGACAGAGCAATTGAAGTCGGTTTTGTCGCAAGGTGATCTCAGTATTGCGGAGTTCTTGGGCGTTGAGGAACTTGCACGGCAGATTAGCGGTCAGTTTGACAATGTCTTTACTGGTAAGCCGATTGATCTGACTTTTGCCTATCAGGATGCCGTTGATCGTATTTTCAATGAATTGGAATCTCATGCGGTTGAACTGAAGGCCACGATTAAGGAACTGGAAATTTCCAGCGGGGCCCAATTCAGCCTCCAGAAGGGTTTGGAGCCGATCACGCTTGCTTTGATTGAGCAGAAAAAGCAGCTAGTGGAGGCCATCGAACAGATTTCCAATCTGCCTCAGATGCGTGGTGATCTTGGTAACCAGTTCTTCCAGATCAACAAGCTGACACAGGACCTGGGCGGTACGCGCGCCGGGGTTTCGGAAGAGGCCAAGAGTGTCCTCGCCAAGACAGTAGCCGAATCTCAACTGGCGCTCCGAGGAGAGTCGAATGCGCTTCTTGAGTACATAGGTCTATTTCGCAAATTCGCCGATGAGTTTGAGGCAAAGGCTAGTGAACTTGGGCTTCAGCCGTCAAAGGCTCTGGATGTCAAGGAGCTTAGGGATACCAGTCTCAAGTTCAATGAGTTGTCGAGTACCCTCGCGGCGCTTCTTGAAACTCAGCAACGAGTCGTTGCCGTGGCCCAGTCCGAGGAATCGGTCAACCAAGCCATCTCTAAGGTGTCTAAAGCTGGCAACAAGGCGGATAACTCTCGTGCCCTGATTACATTCACGGAAGCGCAGAAAGCAGCGATACACGATCAAGGGCAGTTGGTGACGGTGGTCCGTGATCTCGGCCCCGCTGGACAATCGGCGGCTCAACAAGCGGCTGCGGAGTTCAAGGTCCAGTTCATTCCTGCCATAGAGGCAGCGAGACAGAAAGTTGCTGCCTTGAAGCGAGAATTGTCCACTGTTGGAACATCTACGGCGCAACCCGTTCAAGGCTTCTCGGCCGGCGGCATTGCAAAGAAGATGCAGTATTTCGACGCCGGGGGCATGGCTCGTGGTACAGATCGTATTCCAGCAATGTTGGGCGCTGAGGAGTTCGTCGTCAAGGCAAAGAACGCAAGGCGATTTGCGCCGGAACTGCGAGCTATCAATGCGGGCATTCAACCGGCATTCGAGCCCAATAACGTAACGCACAACACAAACATCGGTGACATCATCGTCAACGGTGCCGGGGAGCCGAAGTTGGTTGCCCGAGAAGTCATGTCCGCGATTCGGCGTCAGAAGCGCCGAGGTTCTGCGCGGCTCTAAATCTTTCGGCTGTCAACCGGCAGCAGATTTCTTCAGGAGATACTATGGATAATGTTATTTCTGAACTGGCTTTGAGAAGCACTGCCAAGGCAACTGTTGCTCGGAGTCGTGATACGGTCAGCGAACTTGGTCTTTCCGGCCGCTTCAATGTTGAGCACTGGCGAGATGGCAAACTGTTTGCGACCTATTCCTTTCCGAATGGGATCGTGGACGAAGGCAAGGACCTTCTTCTGAACGTCATGTTCCATGGCACGACTGCCATTGGGACATGGTACATCGGAATGATCGACTATGCTGATTACACTGCCCTCGCGGACACTGATACCTATGACAACATCGATCAGGTTGGCAATGGGTGGGACGAGTTCGCTGATTACACTGTCGGCGGAAATGCTACCATCCGGGCGACCTGGGATGAAGCAGCGGCTGCAACACAATCGATCACTAGCTCGACTGTTGCTACGTTCGATCTTACCGCCACGGGTACTGTGAAGGGTCTGTTCGTCGTAGGCGGGACGAATGCCGCAACGAAGGGCGACCATACGGCGTCTGGCAATTATCTTTGGGCGACCGCCCTGTTCACGAGCGGCGACGTTCCGGTAAACAGCGGGGATCAACTGAAGCTCACCTACACGGTGAATGCGTAATACTCCCTCGCCACAGGCTGGACGGGGTTTCGGCTCCGTCCGGCCTTTTCTTTTGGAGCTAATCGATGGCAACAAATAAGGTTTATTACACACCAGGAACAGCGATAACGTTCGCTGCGAGCGGTGGCGACGTGGTGTGGACTCCCCAGAACATTGCAGTCATCAACGGTCGATTGTCCGACGTTTGGGACCGTGGGGCTGGTTCTCTGCCGGCGAGGTATCTTTGGCGTTGTAAGACGCGATGGGTGGCAACCCCGGGCCTCGGCAACACGCTCAGGTTGTATCTAGTTACCTCATCTGCCTCGGCGGATGCTTCTGTGACTGACGGAAATCTCACCTTTGGAGATGCAACCCTTACTTCTGAGAATGCCCTGCTTCTGAATTGCAAGGCGATCGGAGGGGTTGTGGCGGAGGCAGCGGATCACGCCTATTGTGCAAGTGGAATTGTCTGCATCACGGAACGTTATGTGGCATTGGCTTGCTGGAATGGGTCTGGGACCAAGGCTCTGACGAACACCGCCGGAGATCACGTTTGTACGTTCACACCGATTCCTGATGATATTCAAGCGGCAAGCTGATGGCTTTTCCTGGTCCTGGTTACGATTGGGCTTTGTGCCAATATGATAGCGCGTATCCACACCTTTGGGAAGGTCTCCTGAATGCGTGGGTGCCATCTATTGGGCTGCGCAATGCTCAAGTCCTACAGGATGTAGGTCCTCTTGGATTCAAGGCTGTTTGTTACTCCTGGTCGCCTGCTTGGGGCTTTGATCCTCGTATTGGGATCACTCACCCCAATCAGAGCAATCAGTTGTACGTCCGCTCGGTGGGTATGACCACGATTGGTCACCCACTTCCGTATCCGGCATTGTCCGTTGTCACCGTCTTTCATACGCTCAACGAGGGCGGGTCGGTCAACACTCGTAATTTCCGTTCAGCACGGTATTATTCGACTTCACCAGAAGGTGGGTGGAGCATTGGCTGGAATAAGAACTACTATGCAGCGGTGACACCAGTCTTCTATCTGGTTACGACCGGCGGCGATGATACTGGAGTCATAGGTGGCCCAGCGACCCTTGAGTCGAATCGCTGGTACACGATGGCGTGTCGGTACGACGGAATCAATACGAAGACCGTTGATATCTTCTATCCGAACGAAAATGTCAGTGGCTATCCCTCGGAACCTCGTGGATACGAAACGTATCCGACTACACTGCCGAATGGCGGGCCTGTTTTCTATCATACCGACAATTACTATCGTCTCTATTATCACCATGATACTCGGCCCGAGACAGATTTCGGACCTGTTCTTATCTATGGTAGGGACATCGGATTAGCTCAATCCTTGGAGTTGGGCCTGGGTGGTGCAGACGCTGGTGGAATCTACAAGCCATTCTTGCGACGAACAGACAGGCCAGTGTTCTTCCCGGACACGGCCACCTATCTCTATGGGTCTAGCGATCTGTCGTTGACGGATTCGGTAGGAATAGGATACTCGCTAGGGAGAGGCGCTGAGAGTACCCTGTCTCTGACTCAATCGGCCACTCCTACGATCATCCTTACGTTGGCCGGTTCAAACGATCTGGCGTTGACGGATGAAGCAGATGGATGGACGACAGAAGAGATAGAGGTTTCTGAGGGCAGCACACTGTCGTTGAGTCAGTCGGCGGAGATGAGCGCTGTCTTTTCCCGATCAGGGGACAGCACTCTGGCGTTGTCTCAAGATGTTGGGGTTCAGCACGTCTATAATCTGAGCGCCTCGAATACGCTTGTTCTCACCGACGCAGCCGGAATCAATACTGTTCTCAGCCTGGAAGCCGAGAACAACCTTCAAGAGATACGGTGGGAGTTTTTGCCGGGGACCGTCGATCTGGTGGAGGTAATCACTGGACTCAGTGACTCCGCAGGCGTCAACACGGTTTTGAATATCGGCGTGGAGTCGAATCTGTTGCCGTCCCAGTCTACGGGTTGGTCCCGTGTGGCCGTGGATGGTATTTCCGCTTCCGCCGAGAACACGCTATCGCTTACTCAGTACGCCTACATTACTGAGTTGGCGGATGCTGTCAGTACATTAACCCTGACGCAATCGGTGACGGTCGATGCGTGTAAGCCGGCAGATAGCGAATTGGCACTGACACAGTCTGCCACGGTGGAGGTTGTTCGGGGCCGGACGTGCGAATCCACGTTGGCCTTGAGTCAGGCAGCGAGTTACGTTCTCATCAAATCGACGGGCGTGCAACTGTGTCAGTACGCTCCTATGGTCGGGGCTAATGATGATCCAGATGCACCCACGCCGCCGTCTGCGACGTTACAGGGGCCTATGGATGGCATCCTGGTGCCTTTCCAGCTTGTCTACCCGGCTGTTGGGATCGTGACGGATGCGGTAAGCCTTCGGGCTCCCAACTTGGGCAATCGAGATCAATTGAGTTTTGATCGCATCCAGCGGGAGAGTCGTGGCGGAACGCTTACGACCTATGCCGATCCGATGTGGCCCAAGGTTCAGACATTGGTCCTGGATTTTTCTGGCCTCTACAGAGTGGAGGCAATTGCGCTTTTGGAATTCATGGATGACCACCTCGGTGAGGAGGTTGGCATGATCGACTGGGAGCAACGCTATTGGAAGGGCATTATTTCCACTCCTGATGAACCGATCATCGAGGATCAATTTGACCAGTTTTCGGCTAGTTTCAATTTTGAAGGTGAACTTGATCCGACGTGGAATCCTCAAGTGGTTCCTCCAACGCTTCGCGTCTCGGCCATTCGCTCTACTGCACCTCAGAATTACTATGAACCAGGTGAGCCTGAAGTGCCAACGGAAGACGAGGATTACTATTCGGCTGAGGCGGACGAAACGATCCTTGTGGGCCAACCAGTCTACCTCAAGGTCACTGGTCATGTGGCTCTGGCAAAGGCTGATGCAGCAGCGACTACTCAGGTTGCGGGCATTGCCCAAAACGCTGTGGCTGCCGGGTCCAGTTGTCACTATCTCACGGAGGGTGAGATCACCCAAACGAACTGGACGCTGATTGCTGGTACGGCAACTTTGACTATTGGGGCTACCTACTATCTTGATCTTTCCACGGCTGGACGGATCACCTCTACCTCACCTACTGCGGTGGGAAATTACGTTGTGCGAGTGGGCCGGGCAACTACGTCCACCACGCTGGACATTGAAATCGAGTTACCAATTCTCTTGTAAGGAGAAACACAAATGGCTTTGCGCAAACCTCTTGTTATTGTTAGTGGTCAAATTCAACAGTTGCAGGCTGGTGACAGTTTGGATGCGACTGTCAGTGAAATTGACAGTATTAGTATGACGAACGGAAATGCCAGTAGCATTACCATTGGTCAAGCCGTCTATGTGGAGGCTGCTGGCAGCGTTGATCTGGCGCAAGCAAATGCGTCGTCCACCGTTGAACTTCTGGGCCTCGTGAAGTCTACCTCTATTGCTGCTGCTGCTTCTGGCACGATTCAGACGGACGGCATTCTGACAGCCACCACGGTCCAGTGGGATGCTGTTACTGGCGGTACAGGCGGATTGACGGCCGGAAGCGTTTACTACCTTGATCCTGATGCTGCTGGACATTTGACATCCACGGCCCCGACTACTGCCGCTGACTATGTGGTTCGAGTCGGTTTGGCTCTTAGTACGACGGATTTTGATATTACTGTTTCCATCCCCATTCTCCTCTGACGTTCTAAGGGCTTACAATGGCGAATCGTCTTCCCCTCGTCATGGCGAACGGCAAGATTGAACAATTGCAGGCAGACGATAGTCTGTTGGTGGGAGAGTATGCGCTTCCAAACTTGGACTATGTGCCGCCAATCCCAGCCGGTACGGGCACTCCCGTCCTAAAATGGAACACCACAACCGGTGAACCTAGCTGGGGGCCAGTGAGCACAGTGCCTGATATTGAAGCTGGTGTGGATTTGCCAGGGTATGCCTTGCGAATCATGGATGATCCATTTGGTGGTGATGATCCAGCATGGATGCCGATGGGGGTTGACCTCACATCGACGTACATGGTCTTTGTCAATTCTGACGGAGAGTTGGCTGGGACGGATTGTCTCACTTTTGATGGCACGAATTTTGAATTGACACCAGATTCATCACTAATCGGCAACGTCGATTCGGAGTGTCTGACTCACGACTATGCAGCCTATCGCATGGGAGTCATGGAGGATGCCGGGCGGGTGTTTGCCGATCTGGGCCAGCAAGGAACACAGACTTCCATCCTCTCTTTGGCTTATGTTGACAGTGGAATTGCACTCGCCGGAACAGCGACGGGCGGAAGAATTTTAAGATCGACGAATTATGGGGCCACATGGACCGATCTGGGGCAACAGGCCAGTCAGACTCACATGTACAGCCTGGCCTATCTCGGTAGTGGAATAGCGATCGCGGGGACTGCAACGGGCGGAAAAATCCTCCGCTCAACGAACAGCGGGGCTTCCTGGTCTGACTTGGGGCAGCAGGCCAGCGAAACCTATATCCTTAGTCTTGCGAATCTTGGGAATGGTATTGCTCTTGCAGGCACTGCAACAAGCGGCAAGATTCTTCGATCAACAAATAGCGGCTCTTCATGGACCGATCTGGGGACGCAGTTTAGTCAGACATACATCTTCAGTTTGGCTTACTTAGGCAATGGAGTCGCGCTCGCTGGAACGTATCCCGATGGCAAGATTCTCCGTTCCACCAATTATGGAGCGAATTGGTCCGACCTTGGGCAACAATTCAGCCAAGGCACGATCCCGAGTCTTGTGTATCTAGGTAATGGCATTGCGCTTGCTGGGACAGCGAGCGGTGGTAAAATCCTTCGCTCTGTTGACTACGGGGTGACGTGGTCTGATCTTGGACAGCAAGCCAGTGAAACGCACATTTATAGTCTTACGTATATGGGGAATGGTGTGGTCCTTGCCGGCACACGACCCACAGGCAAGATTTTTCGTTCGGTGGACTATGGGCTTACTTGGTCTGATTTAGGTCAGCAAGCTAGTCAAACCTATATTTTTTCCATGGCTTATCTCAGCAATGGGGTAGCAGTGGTCGGCACTGCTGATACCGGGAAGATTCTTCGTTCTACGCCGTAATGCTACTTGGTGGTGGCAACCTCAAATAGGTTAGTTATGTTCACGTTTCAGGCTCCCTATCCTGCTCTTCAAACCACCTCGCTGTTCCCGAATCCTGATTTCGGTGATAGTGAGAGTTTGGCTGTTGATCTATCCATCAAACGGGCAATGGACGGAACGCTTTACACTTACATCAAGCGTAAGGGCCGTCATGCGCTTTCCTGGACGTTCACGTTGACCAGGAACAAGGCGCTTGAAATGAGAGCCTTCATTCAGTCCTATTTCGCTTCACAGATTCAGGTGACGGATCACACGGGTCGCATCTGGGTCGGTCACTTCGTTAGCAACCCGTTTGAATTCAAGGGCGATCGTCGAGCGGCACCAGCCATCGACCCAATGCCTCGGGGTGAAGATTATTCGATTACTATCGAGTTTGAGGGAGTCGAGCAACTGTGAGAACCATTTCAGCCGCTTCATTGGCCAAGTTGGCAACCCGTCTAGCAACGGAACCCATCAACATCATAGAGATTCAGTGGGTTTCCGGCGGAAGTTATGCGCCCTATGCGGATAGGACCATCACCGGAATCGCCGGCAAGATTCAGAGTATCGGCGAGTTGGACGACGTTATCAATGTCTCTGGGAGCGGCCAGAGTCAAAGTCTCGATGTGGTGCTCGATGACACTGATGGGTCGATCAAGGCGATTCTGGACACTCATGATATCCATAAGCGGCCTTGTCGGGTTTACCAGTGGTTTGACGGGCTCGCCTTGACGGAGAAGTTCCTCGTGTTCCAGGGGCTGATCTCCAGTCCGATTACCTGGAATGAGGGCGATCGAACTGTATCCTTCACGATCGTCTCGAAATTGGAAGACCGAGAAATCGGTTTCTCGGCAGAGGAAGGCGCGTTCGATACGATTCCCGAGAAACTCGTCGGAACGCCTTGGCCAATGATCTTCGGAACGGCTCTCGATGTGCCGGCTGTTTCTTTCGCTGATCCCTTAACGGGCATTACGACCAGCGCTGTCTCCATCCACGATTTTACTATCGAGATGCAACTGGATGTTCTTGCGGTCCAGCGTCTATACTCTCTCATCATTTCCAACATCTTCCGAGACTTGGCTGAGTATGCAGAAGAGAACGGTGATACCAATGCGGCCACTGATTACTATCAGCGTGAGGCAGAAGCAGGGCAGCGGACAGGCGAGTTGATGCTGGAGTCCATTGAGCTTCAAGCCGAGTTGGACGATCAACTTGCTCAGGAGTTGCCTACGGTCATTGTTGTGGGTGGGGAGAAATTCCCGCAAGATACAGAACTGACGCTTAACATTGATGGTGGCCTATTTACTGGCTACTTTGAGACTAGCGAGAATGAAGAAGACGAAGAGATAACTAGCTTTCACATTGTCTCCCGGCAGCATCCTGACTATGGCATGACCAACACGCCACATATCGACTTGGTCATTGCTATTCGATACCCAACGGAGGGACCACGGGAACTGTATGGATATAGGGAAGAGGTGACTGGAGATAGCGCTAGTTTCTTCACGGCAGGGGCCGGCACGCAGGTTCGCCTCGCTGAGGATGAGCCCGTGGATCACGTTGTTTCAATGGTGCCTGGAACCGTCTTGAATGTCAAAGCGAAACGTGCTTTTGAGGGCATCAAACAACTGATGACGGTGCCGGCGGACTACTACACGATTCGGACTGAGACATACGGCAGCATCGAAGCGGTCATGCTCAGATTGGACAAGCCTCTTTCGAGCTATGAGGATGAGGGGTGGGATGATGATCTTTACGTCACGTTTGAGTCCGAGATTGGTCCAAATGTCGTTGATATCCTGGAGTATCTCATTGGACTCTATTTGCCTGAGATGGCCACTGACAACACAAGTTTTGCCCATGTCAAGGCTCATCTGACGGACTATCCTGCCAATTTTGCCATCATGGATCGCCGAAACATCGTTGAGGTCCTCGAAGAGATCGCCCATCAGTCTCGTTGTGCCATTTGGCTCAACGGGGATACGTTCTTTCTTCGGTATCTTCCCGAAGAGCCAACGCCTACGCTCACGATCAGCCAAACGGACATCGTTCCTAAGTCCATGGAGGTGTTCCACACGGATACTGAGGACCTGGTTACGAAACTCGTGGCCGAGTGGAGGGAGAGTTATGCGGCTGATGAGCCAAATAAAGTCATCCTGAAACACAACGTCAACAAGTATGGCACACAGGAAGAAACCGAGGAATACTACATCTATAATTCTCAGGATTTGGTCATCAAGAGTGCTACTTTTTGGCTCATCCGAATGGCGAATACCTGGAAGAAGATGCGATTCAAGACCTTCCTCCACAAGCTCCAACTGGAAACTCTTGATCCGGTGACGCTTGATTTTACCGAGACCTACGTTTCGACGGCCGCTTGCACAGGCATTATCGAACAGGCGAACTATGATTCGGAGAGTCATGAGATTCAGTTTGAGATATGGACTCCGATCAAAGCTGGCACAATGGTGCCTTACAACTTTGCTTGGCCGGCAGACGTGTCTCAGAGCCTCCTATTTCCAACAGTCCAAGAGGAAGCGGCAGGAAACGCTGGTGGCGATGGTGTTGGTTCTGATGCTGATGGTGACTTGGCTTCGGGAACCATAACGGAAATCCTTCCCGGATATCGTAGCCACCAGGACTACGGTGATCCTCATCCGTCTGATGCTGGGGACACGGCTCCGCCCCTGCCCAAGTTAGCCGACAAGAATACTTTCGATAATACGAAGCCGACTAACCAGACTCCTGCCTACCAGAAACATCCGTATGAGCCTGGGACAGCTACAGTTCCGGCAATGAGCGTCATTGATATCAGGAACACGGTCATCAAGGACTCTACAACTGGTGAGGAAGCGACGTTGGCAACATTCTTCAAGCAGATAAAGAATGCGAAGCTCCAGATGTCTACGGATGCGATCTTGAGTGATGGCACGAATGACGCTGCCTTCGATTTTGAGTATGACGCCGAGACACTGAAATACGGGGCTGGTACAGCGTTCCTTCAGGATTTAGTCTAGGAGCAATTTGTGGAAAGCGCATTTGCATGGCTCAATCAAATCTTTCAGGCCATCTATCAGTTCTTTCCACGTATTCTCATCGTCCGTGCTACTCACGGTGGTGTCAAATGGGTTCGTGGAAAAAGGGTGGTGGCTCTTCAACCGGGCCTCCATGTCTACTGGCCACTGACGACCGATGTTGAGGTCATCGTTACTGCCCGGCAAACGCTGAGCATTCCCGACCAGTACATGATTACCAAGGATTGGAAGACGGTCGGGTTCAAAACGCTCGTTGTCTACCGTATTCCTGATGTCGAGCGAGCCATCGGCCGTAACAATTGGGACGTTGATACAACGATCAACGATCTGACTCAGGCAGCCGTAGCCCGGGTGATCGTGACGCATACGTGCGAAGAGATTCTCGCGGCCCAAGCCAATGGAAGCCTCGCTCACATGTGTACGAAGGAAGTTCGTCGGGAGTTGCGCCAGTATGGCGTCTATATCTCCCGGTGCAAGCTGGTGGACTTCGCTCCAACGAAGGTGATTCGGCTTCTGACTTCTGCGAGTGATCGTCAGGGGTTGTCTACCTCACAGTTCTACAACTAGGCATCCCTAAGCATCCCTGGGTGATTTCATGGCTAATGTTTTGACACGCGCAGATTGGAACGACCTGCTTCAATTCTTCAATGATGCAAGGACAGATTGCTCATGGTACGGGGATACTGAACCAGTAGGTGAAAAACATAAATGGTCCAAGATGGATGTATTGTTTCTGAGAGAGTATCTCCTCTATATCACCAAGAAGGTGACTGTGTTGGAGACCCTGTTTACCAGGTGGAAAGCCGAGGTCGATCATTTTTGGGCAACGCTAGAGTTTCCTGTTGACCTGGTCAAATGGAAGCAGGACATCATGGATGAGTTCAATCTAGTTCGCGCCAACTATGAATGTAAATGCACGGAAGCAATGGCACAGGACGTGATAGACTTGGATGGAACGGCTGCGTATGCTCCACATCAGTTTAGCTCTACGTTCGTTTATGACCATACGTTTGCTGGCTATGATTTCTGGAAGTACACAGCCAATTGGTCCTTCGCTGAATGCGAAGGGGAGGAGTTCGGTTTTGCTGGTGTTCAGGGCTACACCCTTGATTCTGAGTTGCAGGCGAGGTTCTCCTATACGATCGAAGGATTGCCTTATCAGGTTGATAAGACTTCCTCTATGGGAGACTTAACTTTTGATTGTGATGGAATCGTCGAGGCCCCAGCCCCGGTAGGAACTTACACGACTTCCATTACGACAGACATCGGCACGACTCCCTCGATTGTTTCGGAAGCGAGAGTGCAAACATGGGAGTCGTCTACAGCGGCGTGTTGCTAATGTTTCCTCCATGCTCCTATGCTTTTGACAGCAAGACGACCACCGGGAAGACAATCCATCGAGTGTGCCTCTTCCAAGGAACTCCTGCCTATCAAAAGCGGGTTATGCCGAGGGCGTGCGAATACTGCAAGGGGACAACGCCGGATTTGGGAGAGCGTGGTCATACCTATGCCGAGGCGCTCATAAGGTGGGGCCGCGTTGGATGTCCTATTAGACCAGATAGGGAAGTGGATCACATCTATGACTCATGTTGTGGGTCATGTGAATGGCGAGGTCCAAAGAACAATTGCAGAGCTTGTGGTTGCCGTGTCGCCAAAACAGGCTGGGCGATTAGGAACAAGATCAGGATGGCGACGGAACATTGTCCAAGAGGATTATGGTAATGGCAAAGAGGAAGAAAAAGAAGTGGATCGCTGAAGCAATCGAGAATCCCGGTGCCTTGACGCGAAAAGCGAAAGTGGCTGGGATGTCTGTATCCGCCTACATGGCGAACCCACCTTCCAACATCTCGACTACCACGAAACGGCAAATCTCTTTGGCAAGGACGCTAAAAGGGTTTTCCCGTAGAGGCAGATAGGCCCGCAACGGAATGCAAAAGGCCCGCCGGTTCACACCAGCGGGCCTTCTTCGTCGAATCAGGTAGGGTCAGATGAGGTCAGATGAGGTCAGATGAAATTAGATCAGGTCCATCATCAACATCGCTCGATAGCATTCGGCTTCCGCCATCGCATCCGAGTATGCGTCGTGCGGATTCTCATTGATGATGTTGAACTTCTTGCAGATGGAATTGAGGCCGACTTGTGGGAACGGAGCCGGTATGCCCATGAAGGCTGCCTTATCATTCAGGTTGAGCGCATAAAGCATGGCGTCTCTTGCGTGCCCGTAGAATAGTTTCTCGGTCAGATCAACACCCAGCCAGTCGTGCAGGAAACGGGCTTCAAAGGCCCAATTGTGAGCCAACGGCACTAATCTCTTGCCGAATGGCAGATCGAGTTTCTCCCACCATTCCACGAACAGGTCCTGTACCTTGCCTGCATCTGGCGCATGAAGCACCAGGTCTTCGATCGGGATGTTATGGATATGCCCCGCTGATGGGTCCTGCCTTTCAGGATACTCCGGCTTGATGTAGGTCACAAAAGGCCGGACCCCTTCGAGTGGGTAAAGATCGGAATCAAGCGGCACCACCGCCAACTGAATCGGCTCGTGATAACCAGCCTTCAACCCGGTTGTCTCCAAGTCGATTGAAGCCAACACATTACCATTCAAATGGACCATGCTTGGATAGACAGTCGTCATGGAGTGATCCTCTGATATTTGGGCAGGTCATCTAACTCAGCAGGTAGTACCCCTCTCTCGATCATCTCTTCATAATGAATCAACGCCATGGCATTGAAGATGATGGCTGCCAGGTGATCTTCATCTCGCATTCCTTGTTGGTATCGCATGATGTGTCTGCGGAGTGAGGCTACACAACGGGAAAAGGGCATTCCTTTCTCCCAGTTGCGTTCCGAGTATTTCTGTGCCCCCATTTTCAACCAATATCCGACTCGCTCATCCGCGAACGGTGAAATCAGGTCAGGTCGTGGTTTGTCGTCCGCCGTGTCACGAATAGCCATCCCGTTGCCAAACGTTTGTCTTGTCCCACCGTCCTTCATGTCGTACTTCATTCTCTTGCCTCTTACGTTGTCCTCACGAGTCTACTTGTGTCGTCTACCATCCATGGCGTATGATCCTTGATTTGTTCGGCTGGCTCAAAGGAGAGATTGCCGATCATCCGCTTATTGGCCGTGTGTGCCCCGTAGGGAAAGCGCTGTTTGATTTCATCAATCACTACATTCTTACGCCAGGCAGCACGACCGTCAGGAGGAAGCCATTCGGTGAAGAGCTTGTAGAATTTGTTGAACTCAATGAGTCCTCCAGGCGTCGGATAACAGTTTTCCGAAATGAAGGAGTCCATCGCGTTGCCGTGGATTTCTTCCGCCCTATCCTTGTTCTTGGTGCGGAGAGGCGGCAACCCAAGCCGACTATGAGGGGCCGGGAGGGTTAAATCCATAATCGTGCGCATGAAATGAGGTGCTTCATTCTTGAGTCTCTCGATGAGTGCGTCGTGTGCGATCTCTTCGTTCGGTTCAAAGTCAGGAACGTAAGCCACTACAATTCTCGTATCGTTGGGCTCCAAATAAAGATGCTTCAGTTTGTTTGCTGTATGAACGAAGTGGAGGGTATTGCGTTGCTTGTACGCATCGGTGCGCATTCGCCGAATCCAGAGTTCGTCGTTCGTTGTCCAATCCTTGATTCGTGAGTATGCCTTGCCGCCATTGGAGGACAAGTCAGTCTCTTCAACATAGGCCAGGACGCAGTTGGCCAACTCTCCATTGAAATCGTTGTTGCTTCCTAGTGCTCGGTCGGCGGATGCTACTCCACTGCTGACCAGCAATTTGAACGCTTGGTGGAAGATGGATTTGCCGCAATTCTGATTTCCATAGAAGAACAAGTAGGGAAGTGGCACAAAAGGTTCTCTCAGAATGAAGGCCATCCAATAGAGAAGGAAGTCGGCCCCCGATGTGATATTGTGGACCTTACACCATTCGTTTTCCCTCACGGCCTTATCGAGATCGCCTCCGCAGTGACGCAGGACCTTGTCCCAATGGGGGTGTTGAGGCGCTTGGTCATAGTCAAGCTCGACTGGCTTGTAGCTGTACTGAGCAGCGTCTACATTCCATTGTCGATTGCCAGGGTATTCTGGTTGGAAAGGAACGTTGACCAACTTCCAGGTCTTGCCAAGTGTACTGCCGAGAATCAGGTCGATCTGGGGTTTGCTGTTTCCCAACGCCAACAGACGCAGTTTGACTTTCTCCGTCGAAAAGCGTTGCCATGAGTTGTCAGGCGAGCGTATGTACCATCCAGCATCATCGTTAGCTGGCGTAATCATCTGACGGATGATATTGTCGTACTCGGCGAACGTGCTGTCTTCCATCGTTTCTTCAACGATCGTGTCAAAGAGTTTGATCCAACCTCGTGGTTTGCTGATCCATCCGGCCAGGATTGCATCCTTTTCATTGGGATGCTTATCAATCTGCATGATGAGCCGTCCATCCTTATGGCTCTTCAGCTTTGCTGTCCTATGTTGGTAGACTTCGTCCACGTTGATGGTTTGTCCCAGGACCTCCGCAGCCTTGATGGCCTCTGTGACGGTATTGAATGAGAAGCCTCCCTTATCAGGGTCCTCCTGACCGCCCATCGCACGAGCCGCAATCGATAGCGTGGGCTTCCTGTTGTAAAAGCAATTCGTCCACCCTTCCTTGTCCTGCCGCCAGGTCTCGGCTTCGTTCACCCCTTCGCTGAAGCGGTAGACGTGCCATGCTCCTTTGTCCATCGGGAACATGAAGCAGTTGGGCGTCTCCTTATGGTCACCCTTGCTGTTGGTTTTGAAGATGCCTTCGATGTTGCCCTTCTCCCACGTTTCCTGGAGGGCCACTGTATGGGTTTGCAGCAAGTGATGGTCTGGCACCCAGATCGTGGAAAACCCCGAGTGCTTCAGTTCCTCAACAAGCCACTTGTGCTTCTCGTCCAGCGGAACCATCCGCCTGGCAGAGGCAAACTGTTCAAAGGGGTCAATCTCGGATTCGCCCATCTCGGCCATCACGCGAATCTTGGACCGCCGCCGGGTGACCACTTCGACGTGATCCCGCCAGTTCGGAGGCAGGTCCTCGATCGCCAGCGTCTTCTCAGCCTTCTTGAGAATCTTGAGCCCTTCGTTCTCAGCCGTCATTTTGCGGTGCCAAAACCACATGTTCCCACCACAGGCGTCAATCTGACTGGCGAAGTCGAAGCCGGTTTCGGAACTCATCATCCCGAGAATACAGCGGGACAGGGCTGCGTGCTCGGTGTGGTTGGCTGTCGGAATGCCGTCCAGATGCACATATAGGTGAATACCGCCGCCGCCAGTGCTCTTCCTGACCTCAATATAGGGCAGACTCATAGCCACTTGCTTCACCCGCTCCAATTCGTCTTCCTCGACGCCCACCCCCGGCGCGTGCCCGGTAATGGCATCGAAGTCAAACCCCACCCACATGGACTTTCGGAGTTTCCAGTTCCAGCCGGTCATCCCGATCCCTTCCGCGTGGAGATCGAACGGCCAGGTCAGCGTCCAATCCCGGAAATGAGGCTCGTGAGCCGCATCCTTGGGAATGCGGAAACTGAAATACTCAAACTGCCCGTCGTCGTAGGTGTTCCTCTTTCCTTCTACTGCTGGGTTGCCGTCCGCCGCCACATTCAGTTGAAGCTCCATGTCGATCGACCATCGATCAACCAGATCAGCGTTGTTCGCCGTCTTCTTCGCGTTCAAGAAGTTCCGTAATCCCTCGCTTACTTTCATCAATACTGTCTCCCAATATCTCCCAACTACATCCTCATCTCTGTCGCCCACTAATACAGTAGCGCAGAACGAAGAAAATTGTTCCAATCCGCGCGGAATTCTGAGAAAAAAGTTGCGAGACGTGTTTCTCGTCAGCGATCGCCGCGTCAATGACAACTATTTTCCAAGAATTCCTTTCGGATTGGAACAATTTATCGTTTTCTGCGCTACTGTATTAGTGAGAGGACAGGAGAGAGCACTTGTGTGGACAACCAAAGATAAACAGATTGGCAGACCTGCCTATCACGGCGCTGAGGGAGCCCAAGATTCTGCTTCGCCGCGTCAATCGGGATTCAGTCGAATACTTGGAGATGTGCGACAGCATCCGGGAACAAGGCATTCTTCAGCCTATCCTGGTGCGACCCCTGAATCCGGGATTATACGAGGTAGTTGAAGGCAACTACCGCTTTACCTGTGCAAGGGAGGTTGGTCTGGAGACCATTCCTTGCCTTATTCGAGAGATGGACGATAGCAAAGTCCTTGTTCTTCAACTCCAGGCAAACGCGATCTCTCCCGAGACGCAGCCAGTGGAATATGCCCAGCGTCTGAAGAAGATTCTGGCTCAGAACCCTGGCATGACCCAGCGTGAGTTGGCTTGCCTCATCCGCAAGACACCCGCCTGGATCAGCAATCTCCTCAATCTGACCAAACTGGAAAAGCGTTTCCAGGTGATGGTGGATCGAGGAGAGATACCCCTGGACAACGCCTATCGGTTGGCTCGAATCCCCAACTTCCTTCAAGAGGGATTTGTGGAGAGGGCTCAACTGATGCCTGCGACAGAGTTTCGGGCATTGTCGGCGGCCTGCATCAAGCAGTTCACCGAGGCAGTCAAACAGGGCACGATGGAAGCCTACTATTCGGCTCAATTCAAGCCGCAGGCCCATCTGCGAAGCATCAAAGAGGTTGAGGGAGAACTCGCCGCGAGAGAGGTTGGAGCGCTTGTGTGTACGGGAGAAGACTGTGCGAGCGCTCTGGACGGGTTCTATGCCGGCTTACGCTGGTGTTCTCACCTTGATCGCAAGAGTGTTGAAGAGCAAGAGGCAACCATTCGCACAAGAGCGAAGAAGGAGGTATCTGATGAGCAGATGTTAGAGGAGTAGGTTGTTGTGATTTCATTGTGATTTCATCCTGTTTACCTTTCTTGTTTGTTTCATTTCTGGACATTTCTATGACTAACGAATTGATTCCTGTTAATCTTGACCAACTTCCCAGCACCCAACTTGGCGACGACGCGGACTTTGCCGACATGTCCCGTTCCACTCGATTTCTTAGTCGAGTGCAATTGTACACCCGAGGTCCTGCCATCGATCAGGGCCTCGTTCCGCCGGGCACCTATGGCATCCCGGAGGCCGATGGGAAGATCACTGTTCTCGGCACACAGATCGATGTGTTGCCCCTGGCAAAGCGGCTCAAGGCGCTCGATATGAGCGACCGCGAAGCCATCATCACGAACTACGATTCTCACTCTGATGAGTTCAAGGACATCGCGGCTCGCAGTGAGGAACGTGATTCGGGCTGTGCCTACGGGACGAGCTTCCTTGTCTTCGAGCGCAGTTCTGGGCGTTTCCTGGAACTGTTCTGCGGGGCCAAGAGCACTCGACCGATCGCGGGAGACATTGCAGTCTTCTGTCCCTTGACGCAAGCGGACATTGATCGCAAGACTGCCGGCGGCGCGGATGTCAGTAAGATGCACCCTCACTTTGCCGAGCCTTGCACCCTCAAGGTCCGCGTGGCTAAGAACAAGCGTAATCAGACGTGGCACGTCCCTGAGCCACATCCGTGTTCGGTGCCTTTTGGCAATCTTCCGTCTGGAGAGGTCCTCTCGTCGGAAATTTACAAGTTTACTCATCCGGCTGCGCCAGATGTGGAAACTGTGAAGGAAGAACCCAGCAAGAAGTCGCGGGCTCGCTGATCCATCCACCATGCGTGGAAGGGATTCGTTCATCATCTTGAGATGGTGATCGGAACACACCCATCGTGCCTCTCCTATGGATGCACATCATGGATGGGTACCTATGCCGGTGAGGGTGGCTCTCCATGTTTCGGTGGTGGAGAACCACGGGTGGGAACATTTCATTTTGGGCGTGTGAACTAGCGGAGATGATACCGACATCAGTGAAACACGCAGTAACCGGCTTTTCATGGAGACAACAATGGCGTCCTATCGTGACAACTCGGATTTTCTTTCGTTCCTGATTACCAGCGATCTGTTGGATCAGGCGCTTGAATGGATAGCGGAGAGACTACGGCCAGACGAGGTTTTTGAAGAGAGTGATCTGTTTGAGTGGTGCAGGGAGAACGCAACAGAGGCGCATGAGGTCTGCCCAGACTGGGCCTTGCATGAGTGGGCTGAATCGTCTGGCTACATCCGGGAGAGTGAAGCGTGCCAGTAAATGCAGTATTGATTTCTGAACCTTCGATTGATTTTGCCACACTGCTCGGACTGACGCATGAGGCACTGGGCCAGAATGTGGCGGAGGCAGCCGACGTAAGTCACCGCAAACTCTGTCCATCGGAGAAGTATTTGACGTGTCTTGCGACGATGGCGGATTCTCAGTCCATCATCACGCCACGCTTGCTTTCGCACGTATCCTTTGGCTTCCTCGTCGTGGTTGATACCCACGAGCTTATTGACATCCTGAACGTTGCTGTTGGGATGTCATTTGTCTCCGTACCCACGTTGATGGCTGGGTGCGACATCATCATTATCACTGGAACGTTGGCTCAATGGCGCGACGCAATAGCTTCTGGTACCTCGAAGGCAACACAACCTACTGTCCGAGCGTGCTATTCAAAGATTCTGTGGATATTCGACCAGATGGGACTGAGTACCGTTTGGAAGGATTTTGACCGTTCATCTGATCGCGGCGGCTACTATTTGGAACACACACATGTCTAAGATTGTGAATTGCAAACTGACTACTCGTACCTCATCTGGCAAACTCATTCGGTCTGCTGCTACTCTGGAATATACAGATGGACGCATTTACTTCCTGAAATCGCCGTTTAGTCTCAAGGATGAGATAAAGGCCATGACAGGCTCCCACTGGCATGGATTCGATGATGAAGATGGAAGGAAGATTTGGAGCATTTCCGATTGTCCACGCAATCGTTTCCAACTCGGCTTCCTCATGGGAGAGGACGTGTATGCGTGGTTCGATCGAGACATACAGCACTACGACTATGGGGAAATTCGATGTAATGGTGTGCCCACTGCTGCTATGGCGCATCAGTTTGAGATGGCAGATTCCGGTCTGACTTTCCATTATCAAATTTGGGCAGCCGAGATGGGTACAGGGAAATCCCTCGCTGCCCAAATGGTGATTGAGCACAGCCAGGTGCTACGGTGGTGGTGGGTAGGGCCAAAGACTTCCTTGCCCTACATTCGCCGGGAATTCAAGAAGTGGGGATTCGACTTCTCCGGCCCAATTCAGATTGAGTTCATGACTTATGAGGAACTGAAGAGTCGCATGTCCGAGTGGACCTCGGAAAGCGAGATTCCCCAGGGTGTCATTTTCGATGAGTCCAGTCGATTGAAGAACGATGCGAGTCAACGATCGATCGCGGCCCAAGCGCTTGCAGACTTGATTCGAGAACGTTATGGCTTCCAAGGCTTCGTAATCGAGATGAGTGGTACCCCGTCTCCGAAGTCACCCCTCGACTGGTGGAGTCAATGTGAGATCGCTTGGCCTGGCTTCCTTAGAGAGGGAAGTAGGAAAGCTCTTGAGCAAAGGTGCTGCGTTCTGGTTATGGAGGATTATGGCACAGGCAGTTTTCAGAGGCGAGTGGCTTGGAAGGATGACGAGCGGCGATGTAAACAGTGCGGAGCGTTTGAGGATGCACCATGTCATGAATGCTTGGCCTCTGAGGACAATCATGCTTTTGAGCCCAGCATCAATGAGATTGCTTACATGTACGAACGGCTGAAAGGTCTGGTCGTAATCAAGCACAAGAAGGATTGTCTACAACTACCCGACAAACGATATCGCAAGATTATCTGCAAACCGCATTCCAGTGTACTTCGGGCTGCTGGAAGCATTATGGACATCGCCCCGAATACGATTACCGGACTGACGCTGTTGCGAGAACTCAGTGATGGGTTTCAGTACAGGGACGTTGAATCTGGCGAGGTGCCTTGTCCCCACTGTCAGGATAGTTGTGGCGAGGTGGATGAGTGGTATGATCCCGTGGACCCGGACGCCACCTACAGCGCGATTGACTTCTTGGATGAGGAGTTTGTAGCGCGTTTGGAGAAGCGCCGAACAGAATGCCCACGGTGTCAAGGCAAGGGGAAGGTTGCCCACATTGTCAGAACTACGAGGGAGATTGCTTGTCCGAAAGAGCAAGCGCTTCGTAAGTTGCTTGACGAATGCGAGGAAACGGGACGCATCGTCATCTTCGCCGGCTTCACGGGCAGCATTGATCGGATCGTGAATATCTGCCATCGAGAAGGTTGGGCTGTAGTGCGATGTGACGGCCGTGGATTTGAGGTTACATCTCACGAAGGCGATGCGATCACCAACGATGGCGAGAATGCGTTGGCATTCTGGGCGGACATGGAAAACGCGAGGGTGGCATTCGTCTCACATCCAGAGTCTGGCGGTCTGAGTCTTACTCTCACTGAGTCTCGAATGGCGGTCTATTGGTCCAATAGTTTCAAGCCGGAATATCGTACTCAGTCAGAAGACCGCATTCACCGTAAGGGGATGGATGTCAATCTCGGTTGTGAGATTGTGGACCTGATTCATTTGCCTACCGACGAACGGGTGCTGGAAGTAATCAAGGAGAACAGACGACTGGAGTTGATGACGCTAGGCGAATTCAAAGACTCCCTTGACATAGATGGGGACGACACCAATACGATTCTTGAGGAATACGTGGCGTAGGAGAACACATGGCGACACTGAGCGTTGATATCGTAACGAAGATCAAAGCGGACCTTGGGACGACCTTGACCCAGAGGGCGATTGCAGAGAAATATGGCGTGAGTCGATCAGCGATAAGCGACATTGCGACCGAGCGAAGTCATAAGGCAATTCCATGGCCCGATAAGAAGCCTGTTCCAAAACGACCAGGCGGACAGCGGAAGCCCATTGAGAACTATGATGCTACTGATAAGCGCATTCGTGAGTTGGAAGCAGAAGTGATCCATCTGACTGAGGAGCGCAATAGGGAACGGGCAAAGAACAAGGCGAGCGCAAAGAATGAGGGTTTGTTTCACGCAATCGTGGGTGAAATGGATACACGGATACGCCCCTATCATGCGCTGCCGAAGCAGATCAAGAAGGGGAGTAAATCCTGCATCGTTGAGCACTGCGTCATGCACCTTTCGGATGGTCACCATGACCAGGTGGTTCGTCCCGAAGAGGTGGGTGGCTTGGAGGATCATACCTTTTTGACATCCTGCTGTCGGGCCGAGCGTTACGTTGACACGGTGATTGATTGGAAGAACACGCTTGCTCCGCAGTTCTATTTCCCAGTATTGTGGATTCTCGCTTATGGCGACTTCAGCAGCGGGGAGATTCATCGAGCATGTGAACGGAGCTACTATCGTAATCAGTTCAAGAACTGTCTGGCGATCGGCCAACTTCATGCGCTCATGTATCGTGACCTGGCATCTCAGTTTGACCAGATCAACGTACTGTATCTACCAGGCAATCACGGTAGGCGCACGCCAAAGAAGGACTATCTCGGGGCCCAAGATAACTGGGACTATCTCGTTGCGGAAGTTGCCCGCCTCAACTGTCGGGCGCTGGATAACGTGTCGTTCCTAATTCCAAACGCTTGGAGCGCCAATCTCAATATCAACGGGGTTGGGTTCAACGTCAGTCACGGGGATGATGCGCAGTCCAATGGTGGCGTTCCCTGGTATGGAATGGTGCGTCGTCAGAAGGGTTTGATTGCTCTGGGGGCGGCTGCCAATACATTGCGGTGCAGATACTTCTGCTGTGGGCACCACCACGTAGCAAGTTCCCTTTCTGATGTCGATGGTGAATTGGTGGTCAACGGCTCATGGATTGGGACGGATTCGTTCGTCTACAACAAGTTGTCGGCCTATCAGGAACCAAGCCAGTGGCTCCATGGGGTGAATCCGAAGCATGGGATAACATGGCGGATGAAGGTGAAGCTGAAGAGTCCGAATGAGTCAGATGGCCCATCAAGATACATCATCGATGGGGGCCGTGAAGTAGGTCCGTTGTACTTAGGAGAATGAAGCATGAAGTTCGTGAAGAAACTAATTCCAGTTGCCGCAGAGCGAATGAACAACCCTTTCGTGATCCACACGCTGGAAGGCGACATGAAGGGTAATGGCGGTGATTGGGTCATTACCGGCGTGCATGGAGAACAGTATCCCATCAAGAACGACATTTTCAGAGAGACCTATGATCCGGCTGATGACGAGACCAGGGAAGCGCTGGCTGTGATGGATGACTTGGATGCCATCCTGCAAGAGGCCAATGAAGAGGAGTGTGTCTGTATCCCATTTCCAGTGAAATGAACACAGTGCGTCATAGCTCAATTGGTAGAGCGCCGCACTGTTAATGCGGTGGTTCCTGGTTCGAGACCAGGTGACGCAGTTTGAGGGAGCCTGAATGGAACGCTTGACAGAATATGACGTATACGAGGTCCCGATAAAGGACATCTGGGTCGATCCATCATTCAATTGTCGTGATACCTTTCTACCAGAGTCGATTCGGAATCTTGCGGAGAGCATCGAGGCGGAAGGGTTGGAGTTCCCAGTGGTTCTCCAGCGCAGGGAGGATAGTCAGATCGACTTCCCCACCAAATATCGATTGGTCGCCGGCTTTCGTCGATTGGACGCCGTGAAGCATTTCCTGAAGTGGAAGACAATTCGGGCGAACATCCGAATAGGTCTCACAGATCGAGGCGCGGAGATTCTCAACGTGACTGAGAACCTTGAGCGGAAGGACTTGAATCCTTTGGAGGAGGCTAAGTCACTTCAGAAACTCTTCCCCGAGGGCGCAAGCCTGAAGACTATCAGTAAAGAGGTGAAACGGAATACCCGCTGGGTCCATCAACGGCTTAGGTTACTCAAGCTCCCCGAGCAGATTCAGAAGCAGGTAGCAGCGAGAATGTTGACGATGTTGGATGTCGAGATTCTTGTGACCCTGTCTCCAGAAGAACAGGTCGTGGCGGCGAAGGAACTCATTGGCGCACGGAAGACCAGGAAGAAACGATTTGTCACCCCGAAGTTCCGAAGGAAATTTCGCTTCCGACGAACCAAGAAGGAAGTGAACCAACGAATCAGCCAGTTGTTGGGAGAGGGCCTGGGTGGTCTGACTACACGGTTCGGGGCGTGGTTTGCGGGTTATATCACTGATGAGGAATTGGACAAGGATATTTCTTTGGCAAAGATGGGTAAATTGTAGTCCACAATCACTATCTTTTGCGTTGTATGTATAGAGGAAGAGTGGATGGTCCCTGGATGACCTTTGATGACCTTGAATCACCCATCTCTTGTTCACACGACGACCGTAGCTTAACGGCAGAGCACCTAATACTGCTGTCCGCTTCTTGCCCCTCTGGGCCGACTGGACAGCGTTATCGCCATTTAAGCGGGTGATGCAGGTTCGAGTCCTGTCGGTCGTCATCTATTCACCTGTGAGGTCTGTTTGATGTTAGGCACCTATGAACACGAATTCATGTATCCGATCACATTGCCCGGTGGGCGGGTCGTATACAGGTTAGAGCAAGAGGAGATTGATGATATCCGGGAAGCCTTGCGAGCCGGGACTAGGGTTCCTGCGCCCAGATGTCATCGATTGATTCCCTTTGGGCAGGGCGTCACTCAAGTGGCAGATCAGTTCGAGTGCTACTTCCTCGGGACCCATCTTGGGTTGTTCGATACGATGCGTGATGCCTTGAGAGCCTGGGATGCCCAGGAGCGACTCGAACGGTACAGCCTCGAAGAGGAAGAGAAGATGACAGCCTTGGATGAGCGGTACTATGGTGATCTACGGTACGACGAGGACGGCTACAAGATTTTTACACCTAAGCCTTCGGTGAAATGAAGAAAGTCTACATTGATACGGAGACGTGTGGTCTTCATTCGCAAGTCGTATTGATTCAGTATGCAGTCGAAGATGGTCCCATTGTTCTTCATGAAGTCTGGAAGCGTCCTGTCAGAGAGACATTGGCGCTAATTGAGTGGCTGTGCGAGGGCACCGTCGTTGGCTTCAATCTGGCGTTTGATTGGTTCCATCTGGCAAAGTGCTATACCACATTCAGACTGTGTGATCCCGGCTGGATTCCCTGTGAACACATAGAGGAGATTGCCCTACTAGAGCCCAAGGGACAAGAGGGCCCGTGCGTGAAGCCGGCGGGAGCCTTGGATTTGCTTCTGCATTCTCGAAAGGGACCCTACCAGAGTCTCATGGCGCGAGAAGACATTCGCATCCGCAAGGTCCCAACGGTCCTGGCGTATGCGTTGGCTCAGGAGTTGGAATCACGGATCGAACTGGATTCGATCTATTTTGCTAGGAGTGCGGATAAGGACGCACCGAAGTGGCACGTATTCGACAGGCATACGAGAGATGGATTGGTAGATGAGGACTTCAAGGATGTCGTGCTTCGGTTCAATCCGGCCGGCGGCTTGAAGTTTCTTGCTGAACATGCTTTGGGACTGAAGCCCAAGTACCACTATAAGGACGTGGAACCTGATCCCAGATGGAGGCCATTTGAGTACGGATACGCCCCAACCGCTCTAGCAGTGAGCAACCCAGACCGCCATTGGCAGGTATGGAAGGCGGCCGACGGCAAGGACAAGTTGGTTGGCTATGCCTGGCCAGCCGTTATCCATCACTTCATCGACCACTGGTCCACAAGGCCGGATGCAAGAGATTACGCGACTGACGACATTGTTTATACAAGGGCGCTGGATAAGCATTTTGGCTGCCCAGAGCCCAATGATGATGACTCCATCTTGGCTTGCATGGTGGCTGTCATCCGATGGAGAGGCTTCACGATCGACATTGAGGGTATGAAGGAACTCCGAGCCAAGGCTCAGGCGATAGTCGATTCGAGTCCAGTCAACATCAACAAGCCGGCGGAAGTGCGTAAGTACATGCTGGAAGTCATGGATGATGTGGAGAGCCTGACTAATATCCAGGAATCAACGAAGAAGCAAAACCTTGAAGTTGTTCGTGACTTCAAGATCAAGACATCTCAGCAGTTGCTTGAGGAACTTGAGGAAGATGAAGACGGCGATCTGATTTCGATCGAGACCTGGGAACGGATCAAGGACCCCGAGCACTGCATGAAATGCGGCGGCACTGGACAATTGCCCAAGGGAGTATGCCAGCGGTGCGGAGGAAAAGGGCGTCTGGTTGCGGGTCAGGAACATCCAGCAGCCATCCGTGCAAGAGAATTGCTGGCGATCAAGCACGCTGCGAAGGAGCGAGAGTTATTCGACAAGTTGTTGTTTGCTGGAAAGTTCCATGCCTCCTTCAACGTCGTTGGCACGCTGTCCAATCGAATGTCAGGTGGCGACGGATTGAACGCACAAGGGATTAGAAACTCGGACGTGGTCCGCGCACTGTTCCCTCTTGCTTGGTCCGGCTATTTGCTATGCGGCGGCGACTTCGACAGTTTTGAGGTAACAATTGCAGACGCTGTCTACAACGACCCAGAATTGCGGCGAACCCTAATCACCAAGGCTCCGTGCAAGTGTGGCGGCAAGAAACCAGACTGTGACGACTGCGAAGGCACGGGAATCACAACGAAGAAAGTCCATGCCCTGTTTGCAATGATCCTCTTTGACTGTGCCTATGAGGAAGTCATCGCGGACAAGACCAAGTACAACAAGGGCAAGAGCGGAGTCTTCGCGGAGATTTACGGCGGCAATTGGCGAACGCTGATGCGCAATTTGAGTATCAGTGAGGAACGAGCGAAGAAGGCCGATACCCAGTGGGCTGAAAAATACAAAGGGATTGGCAAAGCCCGAGAGCGAATTCACCGGAAATTCTGTTCGATGGTTCAGCCTGCTGGCATTGGGTCGAAAGTCGTCTGGCATGAACCGGCTGAATACGTTGAGAGCTTCCTGGGGTTCCGCCGGTATTTCACCCTAGAGAACAAGATTTGTCGAGCCCTATTTGACCTGGCGCGGAAGCCGCCGAAGAACTGGCGGGACGCGAAGATCAAGGTTACCCGTCGAGATCGGATTCAAACGGCTGGTGGTGCTGTAACCAGTGCCTTGTATGCGGCGGCATTCCAAATTCAAGCGGCTAACATGAGAGCCGCAGCCAATCACGAAATTCAGTCTCCCGGCAGTCAGATTACGAAGGCCCTTCAACGAGGGATATGGAACTTGCAGCCGGCGGGAGTCCATGAATTCCTGGTTGGCCCAATGAACGTCCATGATGAACTGATGTGCTCGACACATCCAACCATGGTGGATCAGGTCAGGCAAGTCGTGAGAACCATCGTGGAGTCGTATCGAAAGTATGTTCCGTTGATCGGGATGACTTGGTTTGAACGAATGGCCAATTGGGCAGAGAAGAAGAATGGCCCCAATAAGGTCAAGGTCCGGGCCCCGGAGATGATGTGATGTTGTGCATCGGCGGGCCAAACCACGGCAAAGACATAGTGGCGGACAGTCCTTGGTTTGATTGTCTTCGAGGTCTAAGACGGCCAATTAGTTATTGCCCGAATGAGCCGGTTGATTGCACGCCAATTGATGTAGTGAGGTACACGAGAACAGAACTCTGGAGTGATGGACACTGGGTCCCGATCTGGATAGTCCTATGATCGTCTTCAAAGTCCAAACCTATCAGGATGCCTACAGTGGCTACGAGACAGCTATCACGTTCACACCTGATTACGTGTGGTCAGTGGCTAAGGTTTGGCGGCGTTGGTATTTTCCATGGCCTCGAATCGAAGTGGGAGTAATCAAGAACCTTCGGCCAGCAGAGAAGAAGGCACTGAAGAAAGCTCTGATTCAATCGAGGATTCTCTATCGGCGCATGAAAACGGCAACCAGAATCCAGAGGGTAAAAGTGCTCGATGGCAAGGAAACCAAAGACGTGATTTGGATGAATGGTCGCATTCTCGATCCGCTCATCCGACCATGGTACCAGAGAGTCTGTTACGAGATATGGAAGGCGATCGTGGATGAAATTAGGCAGACGAAAGCACGGACCTGAATGGTACATCCAAGAGGACCTGCGAAGATTTTTGCGTGATAGGGGCTGGTTGGTGGAGCGGATGATTGGCAATGCCTTTCAGTATGGCATCCCAGACTTGTATTGCCACCATCCTCATTGGGGCGAGCGTTGGATAGATGTGAAGAATCCCGGTCGTTACAACTTCACCAAAGAACAGAAGCGTAAATGGCCCATCTGGGAGCGTTACCACTGCGGAATTTGGATTCTGACGGCGGCGACCCAAGAGGAATACGACAAACTGTTTCAGCCGCCGAATTGGAGGCAGTTCTGGAAGCCTTCCTGGGGCAACATTCCCGACATGGACACATTATTGGATGAGTTGGAAAAGGAACTCGATGATGATCTTGCAAGTGAAACCTGAACGTTGGATGTGCGCTGCCACGGCATTCGCCATGGTGCTTGATATTCCAGTGCTCGACTTCATTGCTATGGTTGGACATGATGGCAGCGAGATCATTTTCCCTAAACTGGACGAGCCCCGGAATCGTCGGGGGCACAATATCTATGACTTCATCGACTTTGGCCTCAATTATGGGATAACGGTGACGCCAGTCCCGTTACGGCCAGTGATCGACTCGGGCTGTGGTCACGTCTATGAAATGAGATCACGGGAGGCAAATTGGAAGCACTTCATTGACCAGATTCAAAGGAGTCGTGGAGTCATTGAATGCAGTGGACTGACAACGGGGCACATGGTCGGCTACGATCACGGTACAATCTTCGATCCTGATGGAGAGGTCTTCACTTACTCAAGAGAAGCCTGCGAGGAAAGGGGATTAGGGACTTACTTGCTTTGGAGAGTGGATGAGTTGCAAGCATGACGAATCTGTTGGAACGGTGTAAGGCAGCGGGATGCGCAAAATCATTGACGAGAGAGGAAAACTACCAACTATACCAACAATTGATCCATGGAGATGGCAGCGCCAGGCAGCGAATGATCGAAGGCAACATGGGACTCGTCATCATCCGAGTCAATGCCTACTTGCGCAAATGTCCTAACATGTCTCACTACCGAGAGGACCTCATCTCGGCAGCCCTCGGTGGCCTGTGTGAAGCAGTCACGAGTATGCAGGACTCCAAGGATGCAGAGAAGGTGAACCCTACAGGGTATATCTACACGGTCATCGACCAGGCAATGACGAAGGATGCGGACGAGGAATCAACCATCAAGATACCTCAGCGAACACAGCAGAAAGCGCGAGAAGCCAAAAAGCCAATCGACAAGCCCTGCTTCGTTGGGCCCAAAACTCAGAAGACTGCGTTCTCGCGGCTGAAGGAACGAGACTTCCATCGGCCAATCGAGATTCGAGAGGAACTATTTGCGTCCTGTGAAGGGGATTTAGATCGTTCCATCATCGGCATGTACCTGGAAGGTTACACGGATACAGAGATCGGGAACATGTTGGGAATGCACAGGCTGAACATTCTCAAAGCCCGGAATGCTGTTTTTGATAGGTTCAAGACGAGATGGGAGGCGCTCAGTGATTGACACGATTCTCTTGGATATCGACGGCGTATGCGCGAGGACGCAGTACCATCTGCTGACCTCCTTTGGCGTGCCGTTCAAGGATGAGTCCGAGTATCCGGTTGAGTGTGGATGGGATATCGTTGCAGCGGCCAACCTCCTCAGCGGCTACAACCGATTCACTCCCGCGACCTTCTTTGGTGCAATCACCAGGGAGATGTGGGCGACTATACCAGTCACGACTGAATTCCCTGAATTGCTAGAACTCTGTGAAAACCTCGTTGGACTGACGAATGTGCATTTCCTTTCCTCACCAACGATCAGCCCTGAATCCCTCGCAGGAAAGCTCGAATGGATTCAGCGGAATGCACCCTTTCAAATGTGCCGGCAGTTTCTGATTGGTCCTTCCAAGCACGTCTGTGCGAGACCTTCGTCGCTGTTGATTGACGATCGGGATGAGAACGTAGAGGAGTTTCGGCAGCGAGGTGGACAGGCAGTCCTGTTGCCAAGGCCGTGGAATTCGCTTCATGGTTATGATGCCATGACACATTTAGTCAGTTGTTTAGGAGGATGACAATGGCGAAGACAACACAGCGAGTGAGTGAAGCCGATTTGGAACGGTTCGCCGGCTACAACGCTATCCGGCATCTCAGGTATGAGATTGCGATAGCCCGGCTAACATTGGAGCGTCTGCTGAAGGATGCAGACGTATCAGGCGACTGGCTGGCCTATGCTGAGCCCATCACGAAGTTGTTAGACACGGTTGTGGTGCTCATCCAAGAGAATCGAAAGATCGACCCCATATACGGAAACAAGGTGTGACAGATGCCACTCAGACGAACGACAGTCAACGGCAAGCCTGCGTTCCAATATGGTGAACGCGGGAAGAAGTATGTCTATACGGCCGGCGATCCTGAAAGCCGCAAGCGGGCAAAGAAGCGTGCGATCAAACAGGCCATGGCCATTTCGCATCGCACAGGCATGGCAGCGCATCTGTAAGCCAGTGTAGCTCAACAGGAAGGGCCGCTGATTTGTAATCAGCAGGTTGTGGGTTCGAGTCCCACTGCTGGCTCTTGGAGGAGACAATATGGCCAAGACCTGTGGTCTTTTATCGAAATTGGCAGGGTGCCCAGTCTGTGTTGGGGACTCAGTGAAATTCGGTGAGTCTGTTTATCTCGCTACGGACTCTGGAGTTGTGTGTTTAGGGACACACCCTCCCGGATGTCACGGTAGAGAGGGCTTAGGAACCGTAGGAGGGAGTGATGGGAATTCGGATGGACCAACACATTGGGATGACTGATTCAGCACACGAGTTTCTACTAGAGAACGAGGTGGGAGGGGCTATCTGCCCAACGTGTAAGCAAAGTCTCCCACGAGTGTTGGAACAGATCGGATCATACACAGGCATGTTCGATCAGGAATATCACCTCTACCGCCATGCGTTGAAGGATGGACGGACTGCGGACGAATTCCTCCAGGTAGCGCCATGGAGTTCGGGACCGATGTTCTTCATCGGACTGAAAGTGAGTGACGGGGTGGAATTCATTTGGACAGAAGAGGAAATTGCATCCTACACATAATCCTACACGTAAGGGAGAAGAGTATGACCCGCATTCAGCTTTCCGACACCGTACAAGATGTCATCTACACACTCTCCGAGGGTCTCCCGGGCGCGATTCGCGTGCTCGTGGAGACTCTTCAAAGAGCAGAGTCTATTGACCCGGACAACCTATTGGGGTCGATCGGTGTCTTCTGTTTCCTTGATGAGTATGGCATCTATGGATCACGACTCTGGATGCTCTACAAGGATGTCTGTGGAGAAGACTTAGTCAAGACGATCGCCATGATTCGGGCGTGCCAGTTGGGCATTATCGGTCTCGACGAATTGAACATGGCGATTGACGGCCAACGCAATCTGGATGCGTCGATGGTTCTCGCCCAGGTTCAAGAACAACTTCCAGCATTCGGAGTGGAACATGCTTAACCAACTCGCAGCGATGAATCGATTCATCGATCATCCGCAGGGCCGTGATAGAAACGGCCCCTTTTTTGTCGTCAGTGATATCCACAAAGGTGCCGGCGGCGCTCGGGACAATTTCGCGGTGGGCCACCGGGAACAGCAGTTCCTTGGTTTTCTCGATCACGTTGACCGAGAGAACGGTCGTCTGGTGATTGCCGGCGACTTACTGGAGCTATGGCAAAACAACGTCAGCAAGGTGCTGACTGAGAGCGAATGGCTGTTCGATCGCTTTGAAGCGATGCGTGCAGTGTACGTTCTAGGAAATCATGATGCGGACCTTTACTATTTCATCGGCCAGGCCGAGACATGGCTTCCCCATCCTTTCTTTGACAGCATGTGCATGGCCGCGAACCTCTTCGTGGCCGGGAAGAACTTCCGTATCAGCCATGGCCATGAGGCTGATCCGTACTGTGCGAACAACGCCCCCGGCATCGGACGAATCACTGCTATCTACGCTGGTCTGAAAGAAGACAGAAACGGAAGTCCAATGGCTGGGAAATATCGAACTGTTGAGAGTAAGACCATAGGTCGCATGGACCGGCTTGTTGACCTGTGGCATCGCATCTGCGGAAAGCCAGACCGATTCAGGAAGATGAATCAGGACCTGGTTCAGGATGGAGGGAAGAACATCATCATTACAGGCCACACCCATCGACCCGGCATGGTGGAGGGCCGGCTCTACAACTGTGGTACTTGGGCTGAAGCCGTGAATAGTTTCGTTCGGATCGATCTCGACGGGAGCGTCGGTGTATTCGATTGGACTGACGGACACGTAACCAGGAACTTAACGGAGCTACCAATATGATCTGGCTCTTCCTTCTTGCTGTCATCGGAATGACTCGCATCATCATCAACGGAAGGATCATGGATACGGTAGATGCCTTCGCTGAGGCCCATCTTCCAAGACTACTCTACTATGGCATCTTCGAGTGCTATCAGTGTTGTGGCTTCTGGTGTGGTGTCATTTTGGGTTTGGCGCTTTTCGGAACCAACCCATGGATCGTTCTGGCAGCCGGATGCGCGGGAAGCTACGTCGCGGATTTTAGTGAAACCATCAACCAATACTGCGAAAGATACATCGATGAAGCGTGAATTCCTGCAACTGGCTGAGACGTATGACCCAGCAAAACACAAGATCGCCGGCTATCTCATCAGCGAAAAACTGGATGGCACCCGATGCTTTTGGGACGGCGGAGTCACTCGCGGAATGAGGACGACGGAGGTTCCCTGGGCGAACATCACAGACCCGAAAACGGGGACACCGAAGGCTAAGGTGAAACCTCTCGCCACGGGTTTGTGGTCTCGCTACGGCAATCCGATCATCGCACCAGACAAATTTCTGAATGCGTTGCCGGCGTGTCCCCTGGATGGAGAACTATGGGCCGGCAGAGGTAACTTCCAACTCTGCCGAAGCATTTGCGCTGGCGACACGCCCGACCCTCGTTTCCATCTGGTCAGTTACGCAGTCTACAGTGCGCCTGCACCGGAGTACCTCTTCGGCTCTGGCGAAATCAAGAACGCCAATATGACCATGACGTTCACGTTGGAGGAGATTCAGAAGTGGTTTTCAGCCAGGTTACTTCCTGGGTACATGCACTTGAATCCCCCGGCCACGTTCAATGATGAGTTGATGTTCCTTCGTGGCGCATTGGAAGCTCAGAACGAGTTTGTATTTCTTCACCAACAGACGCGATTGCCAGAGACAGAAGAAGACGCACGACAGTTCATGGAGGGCTTTCTTGATAAGGTCCTGACGCAGGGTGGCGAGGGGTGCATCGTGCGGGACCCACTCAGTACGTGGACTCCTAGACGGCACCGGGGCATCCTGAAGTACAAACCATTCCAGGATGCAGAGGGAACCATAGTCGGTTTCACATCGGGTAGAGAGACGGACAAGGGCAGCCGTTTAAGGGGGAAGATTGGTGCTCTCATCCTGGACTATGACGGTAAGAGACTTGAACTTTCCGGTCTGACAGATGAAGAGCGAGAATTCCTCAACCCCGAAATGAGCGATATCGCGGCAAAGCATCCCGGGGAAGACATGCCCTCGTCTTTCGCTGGGAGGCACTTCACACTCGGCCAAATCGTCACATTCAAATTTAGGGAACTGACAGATGACAACATCCCAAAAGAAGCCCGCTTCTGGCGGCAAAGGAACGAAGAATAAGCTGCATATTAGCTCGCGCACGATGCCAGGCATCAGTGAGTTCACCGCTTGGCGAGACGCGCTGGGTACCATCGATAGGATGAACTTCGATACTTTGATGCAACTGCCCTCGGCTCTTGAGGTCATTGCCAGGATGCCGGAGGGGCAATACCAGGACATGGCGATCTGTGGTCTGGCACTGACGAAGGCCCTTGACAGTTTCGCACAAACGCAGTCCTAGTCCATACGTGAAGGTTATTCCTATGTCAACAGTGTTCGTTGAAATCGCCAAGATCACAGAGATCAAACCGCATCCCAATGCGGATCGACTTGAGATCGCCATTGTCAACAGTCTTCCTACGTTGGTTCCCAAAGGACAATTCGTAGCCAAACAGCATGTTGTCTTCTTCCCACCTGACATCCTGATCCCACCCGAAGTCAGCCAGAAGTTGGAGGTTCAGAACTATCTGAAACACGGGACAATTCAGGGCCAGAAATGTCCCTGTCGTGTCGCGGCGTGCCGGCTCCGACAGGAACCAAGTTATGGATTCATCGTGCCTGTCCCAGAGTTCTTGGCCGATCAACCGATTGGGTCTGATGTCTCCGAAGCATATCAGGCCGAGCAATACGTTGCCCCACCTCGGTTGACGGATGGGGAATTGGCTCCAGAAGTTAGTCTGTTCCACAAGTACACGACTATCGAGCACTTCTGGAAGCACAACGATGCCTTTCCGTGTGGGATGCCAGTTCGGATCACGGAGAAGATTCACGGAACAAACAGTCGGGTAGGGCTGATCCGGGTTGATGACGAGACCTTTGAGTTCATGGCTGGCTCCCATCGGACGCGGAGACGCCGTCCCACAGAAGGGTACCACTCGATCTACTGGGAACCTCTTGAGGACGAACGTATCCTCAATCTCCTTACACACCTTTGCAACGAAGAGAACAACAAACGGTCAGCCATTGTCTTCGGCGAAATCTACGGTCATGGTGTCCAAGATATGGACTACGGTGTCCATCGGGCATATCGCGTCTTTGACATCAGTGTCGATGGGCAGTATCTCGACTGGGGATTCGTGAAACTTCTTTGCCGGAAGTTCAACGTGGACACAGTTCCTGTACTCTATGAGGGCCCCTTCCATCAGGGCCTGATTGACCAATACACGTATGGTCCCACGACGTTGGCTAGTCCAGATGAAATCAAGTCCGCATTCAAGGATCGAGAAGGATGTGTCATCACACCCTGGCGCGAACAGTTCTATGCTCCCACTGGTGGTCGTCTGATTCTGAAGAGCGTCAGCGCTGATTACCTAGCGAGAAAAGGTGGGACGGACAATGAGTAAGCAAATCTTTCTCGACATGGACGGGGTATTGGTCAACCTCCACGCTGCGGTGTCAGAGCACAAGAAATGGGATTACCTGACAACGATAAGGCAGCAGTATTTCCCATCACCGGAGAGCGAGTTGTGGAAGGATACCAACTTGCAGTGGTGGGAGACCTTGCCTTGGATGCACGATGGCAAACGCATCCTTGACATGTGCGAAAGGATGGTTGGTTCCGAAAACGTCATCGTCTGCACGAAACCAGCCCCGGTCCAAGGATCAGCGGATGGAAAGATCGCGTGGCTTCAGCGACAAATGCCGGAGTACGCACGACGGTACATACTGACGATCGACAAGGCTTGGTGTGCGAATGCCAGAACGTTGTTGATTGATGATGACAAAGCCAATGTGGCTGGGTTCCACCGTGTTGGTGGGGCCGCGATCTGGTGTCCGCGCGAGTGGAATGATTATGCAGGGATGGGGTACGTGGACGACGTGGTCGTCTACCTGCAAGAGCGAATTGAGGAAATGCTTGAATGAACGAGTACGTCTTATGTCATGTTACTCCTGATTACGGGTATCCGAATCAGGTCTTGCTGATTGAGAAGCGGCGGCCGGCGTGGCAAGCAGGTCTATACAATCTGCCTGGAGGGGCTGTGGAAGAAGGCGAGACTGTCCATGAAGCTGCTGTCAGAGAGTTGTTTGAGGAAACTGGTCTGAAGTGCAATGATTCAGACGTGATGCTCTTGGGAACAATTGATGGCGGTCAGGAGTATCTCGTTTACGTCTGTGACTGTGCGATCAATCCAAGACGCAACAAGAAGGGCGCAACCACGGTCACTGATGAAGTCGTCTTCTGGTCTGATCTCCATCAAGCCCTAAACGACCCGAGACTGATATCCAATCTTCGTATCATCATTCCATTCTGCCGATCCAGGCTCAAGGGGTGGTCCATTGCGGAAGACTACGAAGGCCGTTATGTCATATCCAACGAGGCGCTGAATGAGAACTCCCAAGTATCTTAGTCACTCTTCCCTGTCCCTCTGGGGCAAGAACAAGGAAGAGTTCTACATGTGCCACCTGGCGGAAACCAGGGCCCCCAAGATTGCTCAAGAAAACTACATGTCGATTGGCGCATCCTTTGATGCCTATGCCAAATCGGCCTTGCATGAACGCCTGTTCGGGAAGGGGACGGACCCGGCATTCGAGTTCCAGACCATCTTCGAGACGCAGGTGGAACCGCACAATCGTGACTTCTCGCTCGCGGCCGGTCAGTATGTATTTGACTGCTATCGGCTCACGGGTGCTTTTGATGAACTGCTGGAGATGCTTCAAAAGTCCAAAGAGACTCCCCGTTTCGAGTTCGAGGTCACAGGCGAGATTGGAGGGGTGCCCTTCCTTGGAAAACCTGACTGTCGTTTCGTCCACGAGTGTGGCGTCCACGTCATCCTCGATTGGAAAGTCAAGGGGTTCTGTTCCAAGTACAGCGCGAGCCCCTCAAAGCTGTTTCGCCTGTGCAGGGACGGCTACGGAGAGCCCTACAAACCAAGTCGGACACACATGAAGTGTCATCCCGAGTACATGCCCTACGATCATCACGGTCTGGAGATATGCGAAACCTACCTGGAAGCCGGCAACACTGAATATGCCGACCAGTTGTGCAAGTACGGTTGGTTGCTCGGTGAACAGATCGGCGACGAAGAGGTCGTTGCCTTCATTGACGAGATCGTATCGAAAGCGATGCCTGAAGGGTATCCCCTACTTCGTATTGCTCAACATCGAGGGCGCATCAGTAGTGCGCACCAGAATCTCGTGCTGACGCAGGCTCAAGAGTGCTGGACGGCAATTACGAGCGGCTGGATATTCTCCGATCTGTCCAGAGAGGAGAGTGATGTCCTCTGCCAACATCTGGAAAAGAAAGTGGTGGCACTTCAATCTGACGGATCGCTCGAAGAGGACATGTTCGCCAAAATGGCCAGGCCACAGTTCAGGAGATAGCATCGTGCAGATTCGTGCAGCAACGAAGAATGACGCCCACTACCTGTTTGACATCGATCTCAAGTGCTTTGACTTTCCTTGGACACTCCAGGAATGGCGTATCTTTGGCCAAACGTGCCTGGGTACGGTGGCAACAGACAAGAGCGTTCCAATAGGAATGGTGCTTTTCAGGGCAGATGATACTGATCTCAACATCGTGAAGATTGGCGTCAAAAGCGAGCACAGGAGATTGGGAGTAGGCAGAGCACTGATAGCCAGTTGCCTCCAATATGCGAAGGATACCAATCTGCTTGCAGTCCAAATGATTGTGCCGGAAACACTACTTCGGCCAGGCGACCCAGACGACATATCCCCATGGCTCAGTTCTGTGGGATTCATACCCACTGTCCCCTTGCTCCGTGACTTCTATGAGATGTATGGGAGAGTGGAGGACGGGGTGCGATTCACCTTATCAACAAGGAGTACACATGGTTCGTAGCATTCAGTTTCCCCGGCAGCACAAATTTACCTATGAAGAGGTGCTCGGATACCTGAAGCGCCAGATGAAGCGCCAGATGATTGCGGATGGGCTGATCGTTGACCCAAGCAAGGCTCCGCCGAAGTATTTGTGGAATTGGTATCACGAGGACAAGAATGGCGAAGTAACCGCGAACACCCGGGGCGAGGCACGATCGCTTATCAAGAAAGCGTTGGGTGTTTCGCCGAACAAACGGTTGCCACTAGATATCATCATCCAAAGGAGAGAGAACGATGAACGTAGCGCCTGCTGCACTTGCGCGCTTGCGTGAGTCTCCGATGAGAGGGGAAGGGGTGGCAACCATCTTCGAGGCGATGGCCTTTGGGATGGAGCAAACCAATACTCCTTGTTCGATGTTTACGCTCGATTTTCAACATCCAGACGACATTGTAGAGTCCGGTCAACTCATTCCTGTTATCACCCTGTCCCTGCGGCCGGTCGCCGCCAATACGGAGCAATGATGTTTCACTCTGAAGTCAACCCCATGTTTCGCTCGAAGTTCAGCGAAGATATCTTCATCGCCAAGTATCAGCACACCGGCTGCGAAACATGGAGCAAGTTAGCGGACGTTCTCGTTGAGGATGTGTGTGGTGTCGTTGGGGACCCTTGTGAACCCAAACAACCTCATCAGATGCAACTTCTTACCACTGAGGAAAGGACACTGTTAAAGAAGTATATTCGTGAGTTGAAGTTCATTCCGGGCGGACGCTACCTCTACTACGCGGGCAGGTCAAGGAAGTTCTATAACAACTGTTATTTGCTTCGCGCAGAAGAGGATACGCGGGAAGACTGGGCCAACCTCTCCTGGAAAGCGGAGAGTTGTTTGATGACGGGCGGTGGAATTGGGATTGACTATAGCACCTATCGAAAGAGCAACTCCATTCTCTCAGGCACTGGAGGGCTGTCGAGTGGCCCCATCCCCAAGATGCTGATGATAAACGAGATTGGCCGCAACGTCATGCAGGGTGGGTCTCGCCGATCAGCAATCTACGCTTCACTCAACTGGCAGCACGGTGACGTTGACAAATTCTTGATGGCCAAAAATTGGCATGAGATTCTTGTCCCAGGAACAAAACTCACGTTGGCCGAGGTCAAGCAATACGATCAGAATTGGCCAGCACCCCTTGACATGACGAATATCTCGATCAACTACGATACTGCTTGGTATCTTCAGTTGTGCCAGTGTGGTGATTGCGGCGAACTGTTCAAGAAGAATGTGCTGCAAGCCGTTTCAACCGCTGAACCAGGGTTCAGTTTCAATTTGTTTGAGCAGGAGAGGGATACACTACGAAATGCTTGCACGGAAGTGGTATCTGGTGACGACTCCGATGTCTGCAACCTTGGAAGCATCAACCTGGGACGCATTGAGACGATCGATGAGTTCAAAACCATCCTTGAATTGGCTACCAAATTCCTCCTCTGCGGAACATTGCGCGCCGACTTACCCTATCCTAAGATCGGACAGGTTCGTGAAAAGAACCGACGACTTGGTGTTGGACTCATGGGCATCCACGAATGGTTACTCAAACGAGGATACCGATATGAGGTGACGCCAGAACTTCATAATTGGCTTCGCTTCTACCGAGGGGTCACAAACCAGACATCGAATGAGTTTGCGGACAAGCTGAACGTGTCAAGGCCCATTGCTAGACGAGCAATCGCGCCGACTGGCACGATCGGCATCCTCGCGGGAACGAGCACCGGCATTGAGCCGATCTTCGCCGTCGCCTACAAGCGGCGGTATCTACGGGAGGGAACCAAGTGGCACTATCAGTATGTGGTGGATAGTGCTGCCCAGGAACTCATCAAGATTTATGCACTTGAGCCTGACAAGGTCGAGAGTGCTCTGGACCTTGCGGAGGATTTTGAACGGCGAATGAGAGTCCAAGCGGACATCCAGGACTACGTCGATCAAGCCATCAGTAGCACCATCAACCTGCCAAGATGGGGAACTCGGCGGAACAACCCAGAAACGGTGGATGAATTCGCTGCAACGTTGGCCAAGTATGCTCCCCGTCTGCGTGGCTTCACATGCTATCCAGATGGGGCAAGAGGTGGCCAGCCTCTGACAGCCGTGCCGTATCAGGAAGCTGTTGAGAACTTGGGGAAGGAATTTGAGGAAGCAGTCGAGACCCATGACGTGTGTATGCTCACAGGGCATGGGGGAGTGTGTGGAGTATGAACCATCAGAACCATCAGAACCATCAGAATGAGCAGACAAGAGAGTATCTTCGCCAAGCGTACCGTCTGGCAATGATGTTCTCTTCTGATCCACATACCAAACTCGGCGCGGTCCTAGTCAACGCCGAAGGACGTGTAATCGGAACCGGAACGAATAGTCTCCCACGAGATGTACGGATCACGGCCGATCGATTGGAACGTCCAAAGAAGTACAACTTCATCGAGCACGCTGAGAGAAATGCCATCTATCATGCCTGCCGAAACGGCGAGAGTCCCGTAGGAGGGACTCTGTACTGTCCATGGTTCTCTTGTTCCGATTGCGCCCGAGCGATCATTCAGTCAGGAATCATGGAGGTCATTGGTCACAAGCAGATGTTCGATCATGTGGGAGATTACCATTGGAGTGAGACGATCGCGTTGGGCAATGAAATGCTTGAGGATGCCGGCGTGAAGACCTACTTGTATGACGGAGCGATTGACACACAAGCCCTTTTCAATGGAGAAATCTGGAAACCATGATAGCAGTGAAACGACTTAAAGATGAAGCGTTCATTCCAACACGGTCTTACCACTCGGCTGGCTATGACCTCTACGCTTCGACGGACAGAGAGTGCCCACCAGGCGAAGTCACAACGGTTCGCACTGGGATCGCAATCGAGCTTCCGCCCGGTCATGTCGGACTCGTCTGGGACCGAAGTGGCATGGGAAAGAAGGGTCTCACCGTCTTTGGTGGTGTCGTAGACGAGGATTATCGGGGTGAATGGCTCGTCATGCTGTTCAACTCGACGACTCAACCCTATCACGTCTACCAAGGTGACCGAATTGCCCAATTCCTTATCCAGAAAGTGGTCCAGGATGAACTTGTTGAATCCTACAGTCTGTCGGAGACAGAACGTGGGGCTGCGGGATTCTCAAGCACCGGGAGATAGGACTAGATAGGACTGAGACGTGACGGCGTCTGGCTTGTGAAGGTACGTGAACCGAGTGCCGTGTTTAACCGTCAAGTGACACGTAAACCAGGACCTGGGTGGGGAATCCAGGCAGTCTTAACGGATACCAATATGAAACTCAAACACAATTTCGCAACGCTTGCGTCCATGGATGCCAATGTGCCTCGAATGATCGTGGACGAAGAGTACCTCGAACATTGCAGGAACATCGCTCTCATCCTTGCGCACAGCGATTGCATCTTCACTGCGAGATGGAAGGTGGAGCACTACGTCATGCTTACAGGAGCCGAAACCGAATGCGAATCCTGATCTACCACGGAAAATACGGCAATGAGTATTGGCTTGCTGACACACCTGAGCGTTTGAATGCAGCCATGAAGCGTCTGTTCACCTTCCTAGATGAGCAAGGCTGTTATGACGACAACACTCTCACGCTGGCAAACGCCCGTGCTGGCGATGAGCGTTGCATTCGTCTCATCCTAGAACGTCGGCGACTCTACGAGTATGAGGAGTGGGAATTAGAGGAGGTCAAAGACCCATGCACAAACTAATTTGCGGTGACTGTCTGGAGTATCTCCGTGAGACGGACGAGGAGTGGACAACGATCTTCGCAGACCCGCCGGATAACATCGGGTTGGGTTATGATTCCTATGATGACAAACAGCCTGATGAGCAATACGTTCGCCTGCTCCATGACTGGCTCAACCAGTGTGTCTATCACGCGAAGACGACTTGGATGTCTTACAACTCGAAATGGACGTTCGAGATGGGGCCCATCGTCAAACACATTCTCGGTAGGAATTGTGGTGATGTCGAGGCAAAACCCTGTACTCAGGTGTTCACATTCGGTCAACACAACCAACACGATTTGGGCAACAACCATCGTCCACTAGTGAGATTGAGGTGGTTTGATGCTCCACTGTTGCCAGATGCAATCAGAGTTCCCAGTTGGCGGCAGGAGAACGGAGATAAACGAGCTGACCCACGCGGCCGGGTACCAGGCGATGCGTTCGATATGCAGTATCCCAGCCCGGGTGATGTCCTAGACTTCCCCAGAGTCACGGGCAATTCATCCCAACGGTGCAATTGGCATCCGACTCAATTGCATGAGGACCTGGTGGCGCGGTGCATCAAACTGACGACGCCTCCCGGCGGAACCGTGCTTGATCCATTCGGCGGAACTGGCACAACACTCCGAGTATGCAGGAAATTAGGGTTTCCCTGCACGCTCATTGAATTGGATATTGGCTACTGCGAGAAGATCGCAGAGGAGAATCAGATGCGTTTGGAACCATGGGGCTGGTCATGCGATTTGTGAAGCCTGTAGGGACTGAGGAGTCTCAGAAATCAAGGAAAGTTGTAGGAAATATGGGGCACACACACTCAGAAAAGCATTGTATGTATAGAGGAGAGTGATGACAACACAAGTGACGGACAGAGTGGGGCGCGAGATCAAACCAGGTTGTAGTGTGCTGTATCCAGTACGCCGGAAATCCGACATGTGGCTTTCGGAATTGAAGGTTCAACAAGTTGTTCCAGGGGATTCACAGAAAGGACCAACCCTATGTGGATTCAGTCCGATCGGTCGGAGAGTAAACGTTTACAATCTTGAGAATGTCGTGGTGATTGTGCCGTTGGGCGCTCGCTACGAATCGGCAGTCTGATGGAGCGCACGATGACGAAACGATTTCCAGTAGTAAGTAACGACGCCAAAATCCAAGAGCATTATGAGCAATGCCGAAAGAACGGCTGTACCCACAAGCTCGCGGAGATGCTGGCGTTCCATGTGGCCCCAGTTGTTCGTAATACCTATAGCCCCTTGCACCCTCGAAGAAATCGAGGACGGGGTTACTGACCAGGAGACCAATCATGAACTTCCTCGGAAAAGTCCTGAACATTTCATTGACGACCCACCCACTAGCATGTCCCTTCGTTTTCGTCTGCACGGCGCACAAGGGTGACCGAATCGAAGTCGTGCCGGCTGCGCCGGGGGCAGAAGGGATGCTGTATTCCCCAATGCGTATCTCCGACATCGACGGTGACGGAGTGCTCATTCATGGTTGGGCAGATGATCCTGCCTTGATCGTTGATTTGAAGGATCGGTGCAACATGATGATCCGCATTCTGTCCTCTGACAAGGACACGGGTTCAACTGGCACGCTGGCCATTCATTCCAGAGCCATACTCCGAAACGCCCGAGAAAACCTCCGCCGGATTGAGAGCCTCAGTGGCAATTTGCCAGTCCCGATGGACGACCCGGAACCCATATTCTCGGAATCGATTGCCCTTGACACCTTGATCGACGACCCGATGACGATCGAAGACTACGTCGGACAAATCGTCTTCGTCGAGATTCCGATCGACTACGACGCGAACAACGAATCGGGAGAGTATCTCATTACCGCTCAAGGTGCTGACTCGCTGTACGGAGTGCGCATCCACGGCGACGACGTATCACTCAACCGAATCCCGTTCGAGAATGACGGTATGCACATCAGCATTCTCTATTCGGTGCGTGACACCGGGATCATCGATGACATGATCGAGAAGGCCAATTTGGCATCGTGGGACGACGACAAGGAAGTAGCGGCCTCGGCTGAGACCTTGGGCCGACAATTGCGACTCATCAAGGACGCGCCCCAGAATTGCTACGGGAAATGCGCCCGCCCAGTTCTCGACGGCGTGGATGAAGTCTTCGCTGAGATTGGATCAGGAGTCGGGGTGGAGTTCTGAGCGGATGGAGTTCACACGAAGAAAGAAGCGAGGTCAAAAGCAGACCTGTTGCAAAACCTGGATTTCCGAAGATCAGTATCGCATTGTGTGGAGGAAGGAGGTGGCCGGAGTCACCGTGCCACCTCGGTATCAGGCCACCGTGCGAACATTGATTCCGAACTACGGGAACACCGGACAACTGTTTGAAATGTGGGACTTCACTGAAGCCAAACGGCAATTCAAAACGTTGAAAGCCGCAAAGGATTCGTGTGAAGCCCACAAGAAGCTCTGGGACAAAGCATGTCAAGCGACCGGTGAACGTGGACTGAAAGAAGTGTTTGGTCGGGTCCCTTTCGGCTTTCCGATCTGGGCCAAATCCAAACTCCCTAGAAAGGTATACGATCGATTAGTGAAATGAAACATGCGGGCCGAACTGCTATGGGTTATCCAGCTAAGATTTTCCCCATCGCAACTCACTTGCCCGCACCTCACACCATAGCTCAGTTGGCTAGAGCGCAAGTAATATGCGTTGATCGACTCTTACCCGATTCGGGTCGTAGACCAACGTTATCTAAGGAACTTGATGTCGCAGGTTCGAGTCCTGCTGGTGTGACTGTAACATAGAAGATCATGGGAGATCATGGGAGATCAACATGAGTCGAATCCTCGAAATGAATCGCGCGATTGAGTTAGGTCGCATCGAACAGGAACTGTATCGGAAGATCAATTGCCTGGACGATCAGTCTTCGATCGGCCTCTATCTCGACTACGCCGAGCGCCTGATGGATGTTCTCCTGAAACAATTCCATCTCATGTACGACGGGACGATCCAAACTGTGTATGACAAAGAGGCCGTGATTGTCTTGCGCCGGCTCGATGAGATGGATGAACTCGCAGACAAGATCGAAGGATTACGGCATCAAGCCGACAAAGAAAACACATGACACGTTGGGGATGAAGCTCAGTTGGTTTGAGCACCCGTTTTCTTAACTTACCCGAGAGGGTCGAATGAAGACGGTTATCGAAGGTTCGAGTCCTCCCATCCCCTCTTCGGGCCGACGCTGATTGGTTATCCATCATTATTACGAACACCAATCAACATCCTTTGCCCGATACCTTTGATCGAGACTTACCGGGACTGACCAGGACCATCATCTACCATTATTGGAGGGTCATACGATGTGTGCCGTTCTCGCCAAGCATGTTTCGACTCGCGTTACTCCACAGTCTGAGCCAATCCTAGGAACCAATCAGCAGATGAACAATGCTGGAGGATTCAGCTATGTGCTGGACATCTGGCATCGTTTGTACCGATTCCTTGTCCTGGGAAGCGCTGGCGGAACGTACTACGTGAAAGAACGGCCTCTCACTCAAGCGAATGCCAAGGTTGTCATCGACTGCGCCAACGAGGACCTGGAGAAGACGATCTCGACAATCGTCGATGTCAGCGAAAACAACAAGGCTCCCAAGAATGATCCCGCCATCTTTGCGCTTGCCTTACTCGCCAGCCATGAATCACCGGAAGTGCGGCGCGTAGCCCTGGAGGCCATGCCAAGAGTGTGCAGAATCCCGACCCACCTCTTCACGTTCATTGCCAACTGCAAGGAACTCAGAGGGTGGGGACGAGGTCTTCGGGAGGCAGTGGCCGCTTGGTACAACGACAAGCCGCTGGAGAAGTTGGCCTATCAGACCACGAAGTATCGAAGCAGAGTCGGCTACACCCATAGGGACGCGCTCAGGCTCAGTCATCCCAAGGCAGTTGATATGGGTCATAATGCCTTGTATCACTGGCTGACTCAAGGCACTATGCCCGAGGGATTCGTCTCGTCCGAACTGCGCACGGTTTATGGATTCGAGAAACTCAATTCGCCAGGTCTTGAAGAGGCATTCGCCATTGACCTCATTCGAGACTACGATCTCACGTTGGAACACGTCCCCAACACACTACTCGGCAGTCCTGCCATTTGGGAAGCCCTCCTCCCGAACTTGCCGCCGACGGCGCTGATTCGCAATCTGGGAAAGATGACCAGTGTCGGCCTGCTCAAGCCTTTGTCCACCGGATCAAAGTACGTGTGTGACTTCCTCGGGAACCTTGATCGACTCAAGGCTGCGAGAGTTCACCCCTTTGGTTTGCTCACTGCACTCAAGACGTACAGCGGCGGTCATGGTTTTCGCGGCTCCCTGTGTTGGTCGCCGGTGCAGCAGATTCAAGCGGCGTTGGAAGACGCCTTCTATGCGTCCTTCCAGCTTGTGACGCCCACCGGAAAGAATCATTTGTTGGCGCTCGACGTGTCGGGTTCGATGACTGGTCCTTTGTGTGATAGCAATATCAGCGCCAGGGAAGGATCGGCTTGCATGGCGATGGTCACGAATCGGGTTGAACCGAACACTCAGATGGTCGCTTTCTCCAACCGACTCATCCCATTCAACGTCACCCGAAACGCCTCATTGTCGGAAGTCACCAATGCCATGTCGCGCATCTCATTCGGAGGGACGGATTGTTCGCTCCCGATGCTGTACGCCGTCGAGCACAAACTGGACGTTGATACCTTCATCGTCTACACCGACAACGAAACCTGGGCCGGTCGAATCCACCCGAGCCAAGCGCTTCGTGAGTATCGTCACCGAAGCGGCCGTGACGCGAAACTGATCGTTGTTGGCATGACGGCCACCGAGTTCACTATCGCTGACCCGAAGGATGCAGGGATGCTGGATGTGGTCGGGTTCGATTCGTCCTGCCCGGCTGTGATGGCGGACTTCATCCGATGAAAAAGCTGTGTCCTCATTGTGAAGCCGCCTTGGTTCCAACCGGGGAGATCACCGGAGACTGTCCCCAATGCCAATGGCATGGATTCATGTCGGATGGCGTAACGGAACCCAGTGTTCCGGCCACACCACCGGCTTGCCCCTACGTGAGCATCGATACGGAGACAACAGGACTTGATCCAGACTATTGCCAGGTCCTAGAGATGGCGGCTGTTTTCGATGATTGGAAACGGCCCATATCCCAACTACAAACCTTTCACGCGATCCTCAAGTATGACCGTCTCCAGGGCGAACCCCACGCCCTGGCGATGAATTGTGCTCTGCTGAGAATGATCGAGGGAGGCCAGACAACCGATCCAGAGGACCTTGGTGAGGACTTTCACTACTGGCTGAAAGACGTTGACGTTGACCCATTTGATGTCCAGGCGGCAGGGAAGAACTTTGGCACCTTTGACATGCCCTTTCTCTATCGAGTTCCTGAATTCAAAGAGAGGGTCCATTTTCGACATCGCGTGATTGATCCATCCGCTTTCTTCTGGTTGCCAGAAGACACTGCACTGCCAGGTAGCAAAACCTGCTATGAACGGGCAAGCATGGATAACGTCGTCGCTCATACCGCCCTGGAAGACGCCCTGGCCATTGTGCGACTCATACGAAGAGGCGTCAAGAACCTAAAGACATGGGAGTAACAGTATGCGTGACATTCTCAGTTACGTCGTTGGCGCATTGCTGGTGTTTGCAGCCGGTGTGGCGCTACAAATGGTGGCCTTAGTCAGATTCCTGATCGTCTGCGCGATCTATGCGTTTGCGATCATGATCTGCTGGAATGTCGCTTGCACCACGGTCTTTGGCCTGGTTCCAATCGACTTTTTCCAAGCGGGTAGCCTCTACCTGCTCGCCTACACTCTGACGCCGGCCAAACTCAGATGATTTCCACGAACACGGTCAGAAAGTGGACGAAACCAAAAAGTCCAAAGGATATCCCCTTGCAGGGAATCCGAATCGACACGGAATGGATCGACTCCGCCCTCAGTGACGTTCTGGTCTACGATGACGAAGGTCATGTAGTTCGGATTACTAAGGGAGACTACAACTCGATACAGATATTGGTGCCAGCATGACCCACCTCGATATCCTGAATACCGAATGCACGGTTGTAATCGATTTTCCAGATGATGTCATCGAGACGGTAGACCGCAATGAGGATGGCACACTTCGCAAGGTGCAATGGCGTGATCCTCATACTGGTTTTTCTCTCGAAGTGACTCCAACGCCGAAGTGAGAGGTGACACATGAGCCTTGAAGCCGAAGAACTGTATGACTACGTGACCCAAGAAATGACGGGTACGCCAGTCCACGAAGTTCCTGATGGGGTAAGTCGTGAATGGGCAACGCAGAGCCCTCTTTCCAGTTGGGATGATGACTGGAGAGACGAGTGGGATGACGATGACTGGGACGACGATGGCTGGGACGACGAAGACGATGATGACGATGACTGGGACGATGATGACGATGACTGGGACGACGATGGCTGGGACGATGACGACGAAGACTGGGACGACGAAGATGATGAGTGGGGTACACCTGAGTTCTTTGACACCAGATCGGAGCATGGATTCTGATGATCGCCACGATTGAAGCACTTGCCCTTCTGGCCGTGCTTGGTTTAGCCATCTTGGTTTATCGCCGGCTGATCCACAGCCGCTGGTTCTCCAACCTGGTGGTCGATGTTACGCACCCGTCACCGGAAGACGATGTGGAGGTGATTCAGCGGCTCGATTCGGCCGAGGAACTCGCCCAGCGACGCGCGAAGGATGCAGAACAAGAGGTAGTGCGGTTGCAAAGGACAGCGGAAACCATCCGCCGTCGGACTAGGTCAAACCCGTAATAAGGCGAGGATATTTCGATGGGTATTTCAAGTCAAGTGAAACTTGTTGCGGCTGGAATCGTCACGGTGGTCACCCTGTTGATCGTCGGGCTGTTGTGGGGTGGTCTGGTTGGCCACAACAACTTCCAGAACTATCAGATTCAGCAGTCGGTCACGGGAACTGTGTCCGTTCGTGACACCTCCGGCTATTACTGGAAGGGATTTGCCACCGTCTGGACAATGCCTCGCTCCATTCAAACCTATTACTCCGCTGCGGAACGGGAAGGTGGAGAAGAAGACGAATCGATCACCGTCACGTTCAATGACGGCGGCACCGCGAAGATTTCGTCGTTCGTGAAAATTCAACTGCCCACCGACGAGGCACATCGGAGTCTCATTCACCAGGATTACTCCTCGAATGAAGCCAGCATCATCGCGGCAGTGCGAGCCCATCTCGTGAACTGCGTGAAATCGACTGGGCCCATGATGAGCGCCAGCGAGAATCAAGCCAGTCGAAAGGCGGAATTCAACCAGGTGGTTGAAGATCAACTCACGAGCGGTCTGTTCGAGATGCGGCGAACTGAGGTCGAATTGAACGATACGGCTCAGTTCGAGGCGGCCGGCGTCGGGTCCGATGGCAAACCCATCATGCGGGAGCGCAAGGCGAAGGTCCTTGCCACGGAAATCGTTCGTGATTCCAAGGGCAAACCGATCATCGTGCAAGACTCTCCGTTGAATCGATACGGAATCAAGATCATTCAGTTCTCCGTCACGGAGACCGAGTACGATCAGCAGACTCTCCAGCAGTTCGCGGCGAAGAAACAGTCCTACTTGGCTGCGGAACAAGCCAAGGCCCAACGTCAGGAAGAGCAACAACAGCGCCTGATGATTATCGAGAAGGGCTTACGCCAGGTCGCGGAGACCGAAGCGGCTTCCAATCTGCTCAAAAAGAAGGCTACTGTCGAAGCCGACAAGGAACGTGAGGTCGCGGTCATCAACAAGGCAAAGGCTGTGACGCAAGCCCAACAGAAGGTCGAAGTGGCCGAACAGGAGCGTCAGGAGGCTGAGACTCGTAAGGCCATCGCCGCCATCAAGGCAGAGACGGCTGATCTTGAGAAGAAGGCCACCGTCTTGGCTGCCGAGGCTCGTGCCAAGCAGATCGAGATCGGTGGTGGCCTCTCGGAACGAGACAAGATTCTCGCTCAGATCAAGGCTGACCGGGACGCCAAGGTTGCCGCTGCCTTATCGACGGTGAAGACGCCCACGGTCGTCATCGTAGGAGGGAAGGACGGGCAGGGAGGTGATCTCACCTCTAATCTGATGAATCTGATGCTTCTCAAGAGCACCGGTATTCTGGCGGAGAAATGACCATGAGCATCGTCCGCTTGAGCAAACGCAACCTCCTGGCTCTGTTGGCAAAGTTGGAGATTCACGGCGACCCCAGAAGCATCGTCAAAGGCGACGGGACGGTCGTGATCGCTGAGCCAGACGAGATTCACTATCGTGATTACACCCCCGGCCCGATGAAACCCGAAACTGAGCGACTTGTTGGCATACTGGACGCCGCGCTCAAGGAGCAATCATGTCACTGAAAAACGCACAAGCCCATGTCCTGCGGAACACCCTCCTGGAAAAACTGACTCCCAAGTATGAGATGCTGAAACTCATGTCCGACCTGGGCACGGTGGTTGACAGCAACCTGGCATTGGCGACGGTCTCCTATGTCCTCATGGAACTCAGTATCTTCCAGGCCATGAAGCGGGGGACACTGCTTGATCCAATCAAGGTCCTGCGTGATCTCTTCGAGACAGGGGACCTGGAGGATCAGGCTTATATCATCCGAGAAGTGGAGGGCCAAGGATCGGGAGGCCCAAAGGTTTGCAGATGGATGCAAGCCCGCAATGATGCGAAAACGCTGATGGAGTCGTCACTGTGAGTGAACCCCATCTTCGAGAATTGCCTGCCCGAATCGGTGGCTTGATGCGGTGTTGCATCGAGACACTCGACACGACGCCTGTCACCGAGGAAGACGGAGAGATTCTGCCATGCAAATACTGTGCAAGCACGATGATTGTCCGAGAAGGGTCTTGGGAGTGGAATCCAGGATCACGCGGGCGGTATGACGTGATGGCACAGGCTCGCAAGTTAGGACATTGCCTGTGTAATCTGAAAGACACTTGTCCTTGTCGTCTGTTGTTGAAACGGAACGTTTGCCGATGCGCGGGAGAATCCCTTGAGACTCCACTACCTGATGACTGTCCTACGGCATAAGTGGTACGTCTTCTGTGTAGGACTGAAACTAGGTGTGCCGTTGTGGAGGCTGATCTACCACGATTGCACTAAGTTTCTCCCTTCAGAGTTCATGCCTTACGTGAGGCATTTTGAAGGCCAACGAAGCACCAGGGATGGCTTCGACCAGGCGTGGCAACTCCACGTCCAACGAAATGACCATCACTGGGAACACTGGATGACGCCAGATGGTCCCGTGCCCATGACCGATGATGCCATCCTGGAAATGGTGGCGGACTGGTTGTCGGCGTCCAAGGTATACGACGGCAAATGGCCTGATATGGACAACTACCAATGGTTCAACGAACACCGGTCCAAACTGATTATGCACATGTCTACCTGGTTGACGCTGAATGCGGTCCTCTCTCAGGTCCGCACCCTGAAACTCAACTAGGATTCAGAATGTGGTTTGAAAGGGAGGTTCCCAAGTGGACTCAGAAACTCTTGGGAACGTGCGCGGAGTGGCTTGCGACCAAGTATGAGGTTCACCATACCATCACCGTAAATGTTCCTGCTTCCGGCTACATACTTCTGGAGGGAGATGAAAAGCAATCCTATGGACTGTTTGGCTACCTGAACGAGGAACCTCATATACCGATGATCTGGATTGCCGGATATTGGTATTACTGGAAAGGCAAATTGGCTGACACGCGACTGGAAGCACAAGCCCATCTTCTTGACACGCTGATTCACGAATTCATTCACTACGAACAATGGAGAGATGGTAGATCGCTCAATCATCGGGGCTTGAATCGTCGGGTGGATTCACTTGCCAGGAGATTCTACTATGACCATCAAGAGTATACAGCCGTTATGGTCCAGTGACTATGACATGTCTCGCTATGTCAAGCGGCGTAAGAAAAAGCACAAACGTTTTGGGATTGAGGAATACAGCGGCTGGTTCAAGAAGTGGTATTGTCACCGATGGTACGAGACTGAACTATCCAGGGACCAAGCCCTGGAAGCCCTCATAAAACACACAGTCTTTCTCAAGGGTACCCCTTGGGAGTTTAAGTATCGGAAATGCACTCGGGAGTAACAAAGGACATTCATCATGAAACACCTCTTTGCGTATGCCAGCGGAAGCCTGGCACTGTTGGTCGTCGTGGTTGCGGTTGTCTCCGCTATCGGCTATGCACTCACTCACAATAGTGAGACGCTGAGCAACCTGGCTACATCCACCCTTTCTGGAATCGGGATGGCAGTTGGCGGATGTATCGGCAGTGCCTTGATACTCCGATTCAAAGCGGCCCGTCAGTTCATTCGCGGTATCCTCGACGACATTTTGTAGTTTGCGACTCGCTGTGGCGGCGGCGCGGTTCAGGAAGTGCGCCAGGGTGTTCTTGGCGCACTTCCATCTTTAACTCAGGAGAAGAGCAATGCTCGTTTCAGATGCGATGATTGGTAATGCTGTTACCTTGCTTGTTGAGCTTGTGGACGAATTGAATAAGTCCACTCCGAGTCTCGACAAGTGCCGGCTCAGTTGTGCATTGGTTGGACTGGCCGTTGCCGGCATCCATCAAGAGCACGAACGGAAAATCAAGCAGGCGCAAGACCTGAACTGTCCCAGTGTGGAGATCGAATGGGAAGTCTACCAGCCTGGGGCTGAGGACAAACGCTTCTGCGCCGCGGTCGCCATGCGACGGCAATCGGACGTGCTGCTTCGCTCCGTCGGCCGAGACCTGGATGACCCTGACTTCCTCGATCGCATCAACTCGTGTGAGTTGGTCCTCATCGACTAGGAGTAGCAAATGCGTAACGACTATGCGGACGTGACCTTGGTGGTTGATCGAAGTGGCACGATGGTCAGTTGCCGCCTTGAGGCCGAGAATGGCGTCAACCACTATATTGACCAGCAGAAGAAGCATCCTGGCAAGTGCGTCTTCTCCCTGGTGCAGTTTGACAGCGAATACGAGTTCGTTCATCGTGGCGTGCCCGTCCAGGACGTGCCCCCGTATAAACTCTACCCTCGTGGTATGACTGCTCTGCTGGACGCGGTTGGTCGAGCGATCAACGAAACCGGAGAGCGGCTGGCGGCGATGCCCGAGGAAGAACGGCCGGCTCTGGTGGTGTTCGTCATCGTGACCGATGGACTGGAAAACGCCAGCCACGAATTCACGAAGGAACAGATCAGAAAGATGATCGAATGCCAGCAGAAGGTGTACTCTTGGCAGTTCACCTATCTCGGTGCCAATCAGGATGCTTTCGCGGAAGCGGGTGGCCTCGGTATCACCCGAGATGCGACAGCGAACTACTCGACGGCCAACTCGTTGATGGCCTTCAATGCCGCCGGTGCCATGACAGGGCGGATGCGATCAGCCTCAATGTCCGGTGAAACGGTGACGTGCTGTTATATCGATGAAGAACGAGAGTCTATGGAATAACGCAGAGCACACCAATGGGCATAGCCGCACTACTTGTGATCTTGATTCTCCTAATCCTTTCTGGGTTGTGGGCAATCTACTCACTCACATCGTTTTCATTTTTCAGGGAGATGAGAGATGACTTTCGGCGACATAAGAACCGTTGGAGAACTGATCGACGCCCTTGAGCACTTCGACAAAGACATGGCCGTTGAAATGTGTTACGGGACATTCTCCCACCGCGAAATTGATGTGGTGGAGAAGGGGCGAACGGAAGACTACTACCAGACCCCGGTCGTGCTCATTACAGCAAAGGGACATTGATGACACCTAACGAAGAGTTGATCGCCGTCGGTCGGAAGCTGGGAGTCCAATCACTGCTGGGTCAGCCACACCCTGTCCTGCAACGTGAGGCAGAAGCCCACGCAGTCTATCAGGCTCGCGTGCAAAAGCAGGGACACCAGGGGTGGGAGCAACGGTGTCTCCGTCTACGGGAACAGATTCAAAGTGAGGAGTTCTCGGAAGTTGCCAACGAGAGTTGGCCAAATCAACGTCAAGAGGCAGCCGCCAAGGAAATGTACCGATCCTGGCGGCTGTCTCATGGCCACTGGGTATCGGTAAATGGACCTTGCCGCTATTACGGGTACGCCATGGTGAAAGGATCGAATGGAATTTGGTATGCCTGTGGGATATTTGCGAAGTAACAGAGGAATAACATGAACGCAGTACAAGACGCAATCGAACGTGTTTTCATCTCGCCCAACGAAAGCGGCGCGAATCTTGAACCAGCTAACGTCGTAGATGGGCTATTCGCCATTTCCAGAGCAATCCGGTATCTAGCTAGTTCTATTCAAGACGTAGCCGCAGCCTATATTGACGCTCAACGATGAATGGGATTGCTAGGACGATGTGACCCATGTACACGATGCCATTCAATGATCCGATTATCTTCCGTGAAGTCGTGGATTACTCCGTGGACTCTCTACGAGACGTAGACTTCAACACGCTCGTCTTCAGAGGATTCTCCGGGGCGCTGGTAGGCCCAGTCGTGGCGCTTGAACTCGGCAAACGATGGGCCCTGATACGAAAACCTCACGACCGAACGCATAGCTGTTACCTAGTCGAAGGGGAAGTCTTCGGCGACTACGTCATCATTGATGACTTCATCGAGACCGGAGACACCATCAAAGCCATCAGAGACATCGTTGAACAGCGTTACGCGGTATCCTGCAAGGGTGTTGTCCTCTATCGTGAAGACTGGTTCCCACGTCACCTCGATGATGGCAAGAAGATGTGGGAAGAGATCATCCATTTACCCATTCTGAACTGGCCTGAATCATGAACTACGAATGCTACACGATGGAAGCGGGGCAACTGCGTCCAACGACCGTCAACTTCATACAGGACATGGACACCAGGGCGCGTAAGTCCGATACGCCAGACGGGGTCGCCTGGGCATGGGACGTGGCTGGCTACCTTGGTTACTCCGTATGCGAGCAGTTTCCTATCTACTTTGATGGACTGGGCCTCTACATCCTCGTGCGCGATGACGTGGAGGAGCCGAATGACATTCAACGTCTCTTCAAATACCTTGGCGTCTATTGCACCCACTATGACGAAGATACCATCATTGGTATCCCTGATCTCCCCAATCTCCTTGCGCTCTATCATCTCATGAGACCTGCGCTCATGTTACGGTCAGAGGAAAGATTCCAAACGATGGTGGACGACGGAATGTGGGCTCGTGGCCAGAACTGGCGAGAGATCATGGAGATTCGAGATGGAAAGTGAACTTGCTGTACCCAAAGGCTTCGGGGACTGGCTCCATGGAACACGATGCCTCATCAGAAATGAGGCCATGGACTGGGCATATTCCGATCTCGATTACAACTGGTTCTCCAATGTGCGTACTCAACTGGGAATGGAGATCGAATTCATGTCCACCTACTATGACCATAACGAGGCGGGCTTCATTTGTGATGTGTTGACGCCGGAGTATAACCCATGACCGTCCAGATCAAAACAATGACAGTCCCAACGGTTCGAGAGATCACGGAGAGCGTGACCTGTGACCTATGCAAACAGGTCTTTACCACGGCCCAACCGAGTGGTCATGTCGTCGAATGGTCTAGTGGGTATGGCACCCGAGAAGAGACTGGGGTTGTCTTCGCCGAAGGAGACGCATGGCCCGGTGACATTGACATCACCTACAAATACTGGCACATCTGCCCGCCGTGTTTTCGAGAGAAACTGATCCCATGGCTCCAGAGTTTTGGAGCCCAACCTTCGATCGTAGAGTATTGAGATGCCAGACCAAGTGACCATATCACAAGAAGAGTACGATTACCTGCGTCAGAATTCCTTGTTCCTCATGGCCTTGCGTCAAGCCGGCGTGGACAACTGGGAATGGTATGGCGAAGCAGTAACTCGTTACCAGGAGATGACGGAAGAACACGCTCCCAAGGCATAATCCATCGGACTGTCATAAGTGAACACGAGCCACCTAATCCTGGGTGGCTCGTGTCGTTTCTGTGGCGTTATACTAGGAATCTTTGCGCCAACCGGAAACTCACCGTAGTCGGAAAAGTTTGCCTATAAGCCAGCCGACGATTATCTTACCTGGCTTTCCCTTTCAACATAGGGGACTATGATGAAAACACAGCAGCTATTTTCTGCCTCATGGGTCCAAACGGCCCCGCTGGTAATCTCTGACCCAATCTGTCCGAAACTCCGTGGCTCACAGCCAAGGGCCTTCAAGGCTCTCAAGGATCATGACCATGTGATCCTCAATGCACCCACGGGTTGGGGCAAGAGTCTGGTGATCGTGTTCCTGGTTCTCTACAAGCTCCTCAAGCATAAGAAACTCCGGTGCATCATTGCTGTCCCACAAACGCTGATCGCCAGCGGCTTCATCAGTGGTAAAGGGAAAGTTGACTGGAAAATCAAGATGGGACGCAAGCTGATTCCCTGGGTAGTGAATGTAAACTTATGTCATAGCGAAGCCTCCGATACTATCATGCAACTCATCAAGTTCCTGAGTTCTCGATACAAGACATTAGGCGATCGCGTTCTCATTTGTACCCATGCTACGCTTGCCCGCACCTACCAGAAGCTCGCCAAACAGGGCCACCTCGAACTATTCGATGACACGATGTTGTGGATCGACGAGGCACACCACGTAATGAACGCCCAAGTCCTGGGCGGCGGGACAATTAGCAACTCAATCGGTGCTCTCGTCCGGCACTGTGTAGCAAACGACAGCCCCGTTGGTCTTGCCACGGCAACGTTCATGCGCGGCGATATGCACCATATCATCCCCGAACCTCTCCTGCAAAAGTTCGTCCGCTTCAATATACCCTACGATGTCTACTTCAAGGAGATGCAGCCCGTTGCGTCCTTTGAGTTCAATGTCATCTGTGGTGATCTGATGGAAGCGCTTGACTCGATCTTCAAGAAAATACGCCCGACGATCTTGTATCTAGCCAAACGCAACAGCCGCTATGCAAGCCGATGCAAGTATTCCGAGGTCCAGAAAATTCTGAGTCGGCTGTCAAAACGGATCAAGAAACCCATTTGCCGAACGGACATCCTGATCTATGTTGGTGACTTGAGGGTTCTCGATCTTGTCACCGAGAAGGGCCGTCGTCGGCGAAAAGCATATCTGGACAATGGGGGCGAAGTGGACCTCATTATTGCCCTGGATACGTGCAAGGAAGGGTTCGATTGGCCCGAGGCTGAGCGGAGTATCCTTATAGGAGAGCGACATTCCGTGCCGGAAATGATCCAGATGATCGGCAGACTGTTTCGCCGGGCTGAAGGAAAAACTCATGCGGAAGTGTTCCAAGTCATGCCAACGATCGTCGAGAACAGCAAAGTCTACAAGGACCATTGCAACTCCGTACTCAGCGTTGTGTTTGCCGCGATGTTATTGGAGGACATACAAAGAAGAAGTGTCAACAGGAGGAACGACTAGCCGCCTTGATCCCTGACACGGATGCGTGGCAATCTCTTGTACGTGACTTCCTCGTAGCTGCGCAAGGCCGGTCCTTCGACGAATCATGGCGTTTGGGGCCGTCTATTCTCAAGCGGCATGGCATCCCGAAGAACAAATGGCTGAACGTTTGGAAGCGACTCTGGCATCGTCTAGCACTCGTTGCCCAGAGGACAAAGGCACTTCGACTCGACGTACCCTTTGAGTTGCTCAAGACCATTGACGTAACGGGCGGCTTGTTGGTTCTCGCCTCTGGCTTGTGCGGGGCAGACACCTTCAACGATCTTAGGAAGATCATCGGGCGAACTACAAGGACGCTGGAAGAATGGGTACTTGTTGCTGAAGAATTGGCTGCTAAGAACATCCAGGAGGCGGCATGAAAAAGGCACCTGGACTTCTACCAAGCCCAGGCTGGTTGCAGAGGAACGGCTGGCGCGGGCTCGATTTGATGATGCGAAAACACCCCAAAGCATTTGCGCACATTAAACAGAACAGCAATAAAGGCAATTCCCCCAAAGAATGGCGGGCGATTGCCCTCTCAATGGCCAAGGAACGAGGATCGTTGCCCACGAAGGCGTGGCTTTACTCGCACGGCTGCTCTGGTATGACTCGTGCTATGCGAGAATACCCAGAGCTATTTACAGACATTCAAACAGACTTTGACGGAGGCCGTAGCGCAGAAGAGTGGGTGCAAACCGCAGAGATATTGGAAGCTGAACGAGGATCACTACCTTGCCGCCGTTGGCTGACCAAGAATGGATACAGTGGGCTGACTCGTGCAATAAACGAACACCCGGCCGTATTTGCCCATATCAAGCAGGACAGGCCATTTAGGAGCCGGACAGCCTGGAAAAAGATAGCCGAGAATCTTGCTCGTGAGCACGGCTCTTTACCTGATGGAGCATGGTTGCGACAGCATGGATACGAGGCGCTAATCCAATCCATGACCGCCCACCCTGAACTCTATGTCCATATTCCGAAGGCAGAAAGAAGATGGAAGACGGCTGAGGAATGGATTCCAGTTGCTGAACACTTAGCAGAGCAACATGGTGGATGCTTACCATCTAAACGATGGTTGAATGCGCACGGTTATGAAGGACTACGTGGTGCAAAAGAAAGACGCCCGGATTTGTTTGCTCATGTCAAACAACCCAGGGCCCACCGAAGAACACCAGAAGAATGGGTGATTGTGGCTGAGAACCTTGCAAAAAAGCATAGAAAACTCCCCAACCCAAAATGGCTGGAAACTCATGGTTTTCAGCAACTCAACAACGTTCGCCTAAGAAATCCCTCGCTATTCGCGCATATCCAACAGGAGAGAAAATCAGGCAGGACGCGAGAAGAGTGGGTGCTAATCGCTGAGGAATTGGCGGCAAAATACAAAGGATTGCCGCGAACGCCGTGGCTCAACGAGAATGGCTTCAACGGTCTCGTCCAGATGCGGACAAAGTACAGGGAATTGTTCGAGCATATTCCAAAGAGGAGTACAGCGCTGTGAAGAAGGTCCCAGGGATATTGCCCTGCCAGAAGTGGCTTGGCCGACACGGATATTGGGGATTGATCCGTGCAATCAAAATGCACCCGGAAGCATTCGCTCATATCCGGCAGGAGAAAAAGGGTGGATTGTCACCCAATGAATGGGTTGTGGTAGCAGAGAGACTCAGGCAGGAGCATGACGTTTTGCCAAGCGCCGCCTGGCTTCTCAAAAACGGCTACTGTGGTCTTCGTAATGCGCTAATGGCATATCCCTTACTATTCCAGCACATCAGACGAGACAAGGAACGACGCCTCCCGGCTGAATGGGTTCCAGTCGCCAAAGAATTGGCGAGCAAGCATGGTGTGCTTCCAAGGGGAGCATGGCTTAAAAAAAATGGGTTCGCCGGCCTTGACTCCTGCATCCGTAGTCACCCTGTCCTGTTCGCTCATATCAAACGAGCGAACAGCCAGAAGCGTAGCGCAAAAGAGTGGGTGCCGGTTTACAAACAACTAATTCGTGAGCATGGAACCCTCCCTTGCCATGCCTGGCTAATCAAGAACGGTTTGGGCGGCTTTGTGGCTGCCATGCACACCAATAGGCGTCTTTTCGATAGAACCATCCAAGACAAGCGTAGAAGATTGCCGGAAGAGTGGGTGCCTATTGCCAAGGCATTGGAACGAGAGCATGGTATGCTTCCCAATAGGGAATGGCTGAAACGGAACGGTTATGGGGCTCTTGGGCACGCAATGTATGTGCATCCCCAGCTATTCTCGCACATGAAGCAAAACAAGGTATCCCGAAAGCCCATCGAATGGGTTCCGGTCGCCGAACAGTTGGTCAAAAAACATGGATCACTTCCCCACTACTTATGGCTCACGAAGAACGGCTATGGTGGGCTTGCGCAAGCAATGGCACATCATCCTAAGCTCTTTCGTCATATCAAGAAAGCCAAGAAGAAAAATGGAAAGAGACCCGAAGAGTGGGTGCTAGTCGCTAGGCGGCTGGTTTCCACTCACGGCCAGCTTCCCAGCACAGCATGGTTGACAAAGAACGGCTTTGGTGCGCTAGTCCAGGCGGTCTACAAGCATAGGAAACTGTTCAAGGCCATAAAACGAAACTGGTACAAATGAAAACCTGGTCTGACCCGAAGAAGCAACAAGCCCGACTAGACACCATCTTGCCGCACGGGCCAATCGCCAATCAGTATTGGTCGATGGCAGGCAATTGCACCACCAAAGGCTGCGAGGTCGATCAGATTCTTGAAGCTGGCCTCATCAAGCCGGAGCAGTTCCACGGTGTTGAGATCGACAAACGCATCTACGAAGCCAACGTCCAAGCCTGGCCCGACCTGGCTTGGCACCATGGTGACTTCTACGATGTGATGCGAGGCTACCCTGCCTTTAATCCGAGCCTAGTAAACGCGGACCTGATGCAGATGGCAGAAACATCAGCCGACTTCATCGCGCGAATTCTCTACTTGTTGGTGCCCTTTGATGCGATTCTGTTGGCGAACTTCATCATGGAACACCGTGGCCACAAGAGCACACCCGATCAAGTCTTAGAGAGACTGTCTGAATGCCAGCAGTTCCGCTACGCGATGCGGAATGGATGGACCTATGATGGGAAGTGCTATCTATATCCTGGAACGGGAAATCAATCATACACGGTGATGGGCACATTCACCTTCTATCATGCCTAACTGAAATCGAAATGAATCAAGCGATACAGAATATCTATGAGAGCTACCTGCCCTTGGTGGGCAGTGATGCCACGGCGGCTGCTAATCTTGCGCTCGCCGAAGTGTTGAAAACATCTAGTGGCCAACAGATATCAGATAACAAACCGATGACCGTCGCGGAAGCCTCGAAACTATTGCGAGTAAGCAACGACAAGGTGCTCGATTGGATTCGCACTGGGCGTCTTCGTGCATTCGATCTTTCTGGTGATCGGTCGCCACGACCTTCTTATCGGATTGATCCTGATGATCTGAAAATGTTCCTCCAATTCAGATCAACTTCTGCCCTTGAATCCAAGACGAAGAAAAAGGCAATTCCAGACCCTAAGTGGGAGCCTTGAAGAGCCAATCGTGAATGTATTTGGTCACAGCAAGAAGACGGCTATCATCAATAGGTAATCGGTTGTAGGTTCCCAGCATATCATTCCCGGCTCGTTTATGACCCATGATGGTCCTCATCGCCTCATCATCATTCACTTGAAGGCCAATGCTTGTGCAAGTTCGTCGAAGGTCATAAAAGTCAGCGTCCTTCGGGCTCATCCCCAAATCACGCGCCAGCTTCTCGAATTCAGCCCCAATAGAGTCCCTTCGGAATCGCCGACCATATTTCGTGATGAAGACATACTTCTCATCTCGCGGATTCAATGCCTGGGGGCGCGATTCCAAGTATTCACGAATTGCAGTAACGGTTTCTGGCCATAGTGGATTCCTTCGGACAATGCCGGTCTTCGTCCGTGGAAAGGTTGCCCACCCGTGCTCCAAATCCATCTTCGTAAATGGCAGACTCGCGCAATCCGTATTCCCATAGCCGCAATTCACTCCGAGCAAAATCATGGCTTTCAGATTGAGGCGGGCTTTGGCAAGAAACTGTTTGATCTGTGTGCTCGTAAAATATCGGTCGCCACTTTCCTCTCTCTGACGATCCAATGAAGCGCGCGAAGGCCGGCGGAAGGCATTGCCGAAACGCGGCAAACGGTCAATGTAGCCCTGAGCATTGGAGCCAGGGCCTGCCCAATTGAAAAATGCCTTAATCTTGGCGATCGAGCTATCAATCGACGATAAACTCACCTGCGTCTTCTGGAGTTCTTTCCGAAGACGTTGGAAGTCCTGGGGGCCCAAATCCACCACGACAGCATGGGGACCAAGAACTTGAATCATCAGCTTCCCAAGGAACTCATACCGTTTCCACGTTGAAAGGTCCATCTCCCCCGATTGGACTACAATGTCCTTATCATCAAGGAACAAGCCCACCATCTTCTTCACCGTCAGAGTTTCATCACCCTGCGCGCGCCGCGGGGGCCGACCAGCCTCCAAGTCATCCTTGTCCTTGAGATAGTTCTTCAAGGCGTCCTGTGGATTCGACCATGGTCCAAAACAGTGCAGCCGTCCACGAATCTTCTTTGCCCACTGACCATTCCCATGGGGGAAGAGAGGGAAATCATCATAGGGCTTCTTTGGTTTCTGTCTGCCGTTGACGGTGGGCACTTCTGACGGTACACTTTCTTGCTTCCGGGAAGGGGCTCGGAAGGTTCCGACAGACATCGCCAAGTAGGCTTTGAGTGCCGCTTGAGGATCATCCCACGAACCAAAGTAGTGCATCTTGTTGTCTATCTTCTTAGCCCATTGACCATTAGAATGGGCAAAAAGGGGGAAATCCGGCGTTGGTTTTGCGGGTTTTTTGTCGTTCATAAAGGTCGCGCCTCACTATGGGACGAGTTCTAAGTATCGGCAAATCAGGTGTCGTAGCTGGTGTCGTGCCCTGGTGTCGTACTGGTGTCGTAACTGGTGTCGAGGTGGCGCATCGGGTGGCGCATGACGACACCTGTAATTCAGTCTACATTATGGTCGCCATAAGTCAAGTGAAAAACGGCAGTTAGGAGAAGGGCGCATAGCTCAGTTGGTTTAGAGCGCGTCCCTGATAAGGAGAAGATGGGCAATCTGGGCAATTGCGGTTTTCCTCGGGAAATACAGCAAATTCTTATGCCTTCACGACTTAGGGTATTTCGATAGAAGACCCTATGAAGCCCTATGAGACCCCACTTGGGAACTAAACGGGTGGCGCGCCACCCGATCTTCTTCCTCGTCCCCAGAGTCATCTAAGTCGGGATGACTGGGATCGAACCAGCGACCTCATGGCCCCAAACCACGCGCTCTGCCAGACTGAGCTACATCCCGAAGGCAAACTTGCCGATAAAGATTCTGGTGTAGGACACCAGACACTTACAATTGCTGATGGCTCACGACCGGCTGGAGAGTCGCCTGGCGTCTTTCCGAAGGCCCTGACCGGACGCACCTGTTAGGAACACGGTCCTACCTCACGGACCCCGGTCGGCAACGTCCGGGGTCTCTTCATTTCTTGCCACAGATTCTCCAGGTCTATCCAGACCTTCCCGCAGCGAGTACAGCGCCCGACTAGGATCGCGTTCTGCCCCACCCTCCCCTGGTGGATGATCTCAACCAGCGAATGGCGACAACGAAACATCAGTAGTCTGTGTAGTATTCTCACGGCATTCTCATAACGGCCCAATCAGGACTCGAACCTGAACTGCCGGAATCAAAGTCCGGTGCGCTACCAGTTACGCTATCGGGCCAAATAGATCATCGTTGAGGTGTAGAATCCAAGGCAATGTCCACATCGTAAGGACCCGGCCCATGGACAACTTTATAGGGAGCCGGGCCAATCGTAATCGTCACCCTGACTGGAACGGCCCAGTCAGGTCGCCGGTCTATCACCAGGTCGAATTCCGTGGTGGCCCCAGGTGACAAATTAACGGGCACCAAACCAGAAGAGAGAATCTCCTCTACTATATCTGTCAAACGTTCTTGAATTTCACCCATAGTACGTCCGCCAGGACTCGAACCTGGGACTTAGGAATTATGAGTTCCCCACTCTAACCAACTGAGTTACGGACGCAAAAGCCCCTGGCACCGTCTTTCCATCCTTACTTGGTCACGACATCACGGCACCAGGGGCGCAGCAATCCTTGGATAAACAAGAAGTCGATTCATCCTGAATTCCATTCGCGGAATCCTTGGATATATGAGAGGGCGATCCCGCCTAAATTCCATTCGCGGACTCTTCCTAGCAATCTCTGTGTATGACGCTCGTTTCAATATCATAATCACCAACCTCAGTGCGCCTGCCGGGACTCGAACCCGGAACCTCAGCATTAAAAGTGCTTTGCTCTGGCCATTAAGCTACAAGCGCCAGCACGCCCGAAAGCACGCCCGGCAGGAATCGAACCTGCGACCCGCCGATTAGAAGTCGGCTGCTCTATCCCCTGAGCTACGAGCGCCAATGAAGGCGCGCCCGGCGGGATTTGAACCCGCGATTTCTGGATCGACAATCCAGCGCCTTAAACCGGACTAGGCCACGAGCGCGAAACAAAAAGCCTCCCGACGCCACAGTGTATCCGGTCTCAGCCTGGCTGAGGTGACGCCGGGAGGCGACTGATAGCACTAGTTTCCTGGCGCAGAGTCTAGCATTGCACCCGGAAGATGTCAAATAGAATCGGCCCGCCTTGCGACGGGCCGATGTGTTGCGACGAAGCTACGTCTTCCAGGTGCAGGGACGTGGCAGATCACTATCCTACCTGGATAAGACCGTTTGTCAAGAAGTAAAATGGCGCGGGCAGCAGGGACAAGAGGGTGATGATCGACTCGCAAACCGGAGTCCGCTCTTGTCCCTACTCACCCGCGCCAAGAACAGCCCGCGCCGACATCCGCTGTGTGAGCACTGCCGAACACGGGCCACTCCAACCGTAAAAAGAACCAACGGCGGCCTGGTGGAGACCCTATCACTGGAGGCTAGTGTCGCCGTTGGTCCAAGAGGCTAACCTATTCTTGTTCACCCAATAGGTAAGGATGGAGAAGCAGCACATCGTAAACCAAGCCAACCAGAACCAGACATCCTGATCCTGGATCACTCCAAACGCTGCCTGAACCCCCGCAAACGCAGCCGCTAAGTCTTCTTTCATGTTCATGGCGGAACCATATCAGGTTTCTCATGGCCGGTCAACACCAATTTGTCGATAGAAGAGGATAGGAGGACTGCGAAATGCTGGTACTTTCCCGT